ACGGGCGGGGTGGGCGGACTCGCAACCCACACAACGGGAAAGGGAAACGCTGGAGGTGGCGGCTCTAGTGGGTCACCAAAAGGAACCGGCGGTGCTGGGGGGAGTTCCACCCACACCGGAGTAAATGGCGGCGGCGGCGGCGGCGGTGGAGTTGGCGGTGCCGGGTGGATAGGCATAGCAGTAACAGACTCTGCGGGTGGCGGCTCTTGTGGCCCAGCCACATCAGCATTAATTGGTGGCGTAGGCGCTGGTGGCGCAAGTATTGGCGCTGGGATTTTCCGGTCTGGCACAACACCGCTGTACTTTGCTTCGGAGGTCAATCCGTTCAGGTCACTGTACGGCACTGCCGGGCAGGAAAACGGCGGTGGCACTTTAGGCGGGGGACTTACCCCATCAACTCAAGGCGCTTATATGTGCGGAGGTAGCGGCGGTGCTGGGTCTACGGGCTTTGTAAGCCTATCAGGGAACAATGGGTTTGGCGGCGGCTCCGGAGGGGCTATTAGCGATGTATCTTCTGCGACTTCAGGGCGCGGCGGCAACGGTCTCATCGTTATAGAACGGATTGGATAAATCATGAAATACAAAATCACATCCACCGGCAACATCATCATTGCTGACCAAGCCTTTGTTGATGCACTGCATCCAAACGACTACACGTTGCTTCCTGATGATCCTGTTGCGGTTGTCGTTCGCTCTCCCATCAGCAAGCGCGAATTTCTCAAGCTATTCACACCCGCAGAGTACGGCGCTATCAAAACCGCAGCGGCTGCGAATACAACCGTTGATTACTACTGGCAGCAATTTCTGCTGGCTGAGTTTATTGATCTTGCTGACCCTGACACTTTGGGCGGGTTGACCCTGCTTGAGTCCATCGGCTTGCTTGCTGCTGGTCGTGCAGTTGAGATCGTAGCGTGACAGCGTTTGAACACGCGGTTGTCCTAGACATCTGGCTGATGAGTCTGCTGGGTGGCAAGCCAAGAGAAACCCTTTCCAGTGCGGCTTACAACGCACATGTCACGGGGAGATTCTTTGGCTTCACTCACCATTTCATCGACCTGATGTTTTACGTCTGGGAGCGTGACCATTGCAAAAAAGATTGGTTCTTCCGACAGCATATCTACGCACCGGGGCCAAGAGCATGACCGCAGAATTTATCCAGCCCGACCGACGAGTGCCGGATTCCAGCATGGCGCGGGTCGCCGCCCGTCTTGAATCCTTTGAGTCATCGTTTGACGATTTGAAGGGTGACATGCGAAAGATGGCCGAGGCCGTCACTAAATTAGCAGTCATGGAAGAACGCCAAGTCAGCGCGAATCAAGCGCAAGAACGGGCATTCAACGCCATCAAACGGGTCGAGGACGAGGTAACTTTTGTCCGCACAAAGTTGTCTGCACTGGAGCTTGCCAGTGTTGACAGCAAGCGCACAAGCGCATGGATTGATAAGGCTGTGCTGGCAGTGGTCGTGATTGTTGCCATGTTTGTGGCTGCGAAGGTGGGGCTGAAATGATGATCGCTGACTTGACCTTACTAAAAGAATTTGAAGGCTGCAAGCTTAAGGCTTACAAATGCAGCGCTGGAGTAAACACAATTGGCTATGGCTTTACTAAGGGTGTGCAACCCGGCGACGTAATGACGCAAGCTCAGTGCAATGCGCGGCTGAAATCGGAAATACGGCAGTACGAGGATGCAGTCATGACCGCAACGGGCGGAGTGGTAAATGAGCATGAGTTTTCTGCCCTTGTCAGCTTGGCGTGGAATATCGGCATTGCGGGCATGAAGAAGTCAACTGTGGTGAAGGCGCATAACCGGGGGGACAAGCAAGCTGCAGCCCGTGCGTTTGGCATGTGGAACAAGGTGGCTGGAAAACCCGTTGCAGGCCTGACGCGCAGACGTGCTGCGGAGGCCGCGCTTTACCTCACACCCAGCCCATACGCGCAAGCGGATGACCCCATGCCCCAAGCGGTAGACGAGCCCAAGCCTATGACCAGCAGCACCACGGTGATTGCTGGTGGCACAGCCGCTCTCGCAACTGCCACACAGGTTGCAGACAGCATCTCAAACGTGAAGTACAGCCTATCCAGCTTGGGAGATTGGGTTGTGCCAGTGCTGGGTATTGTGGCGCTCGCTGCCGTGGCCTACATCATCTTTGAGCGATACCAGAACCGCGCACGGGGTGCGATTTGATGCTGATTAACTGGCGCGTCTTGGCCGTTATCGGAATAGCGATAACGCTGGCCGCGACCCACTGGAAAGCCTACACGATGGGTGAGTCCTTGGTTCAGGCGGAGTGGGCGGCTGACAAGCTCTCTCAAGCAGAGCAGACCGCAAGGCTCATGGCCGACGCAGCAGCAGCCACCACATCACTACAAGCCAATTCCGACAAACTCCGAAAGGCCAAAAATGCGCAAATCACTAAGCTTGGCGATGATCTCGCTGTGGCTCTTAACAGCCTGCACAACCGTGCCCCGCGTTCTGGTTCGAGCGATTTGCCCGACGCTGCCGCCGCTGGATCAAGCTGTACCGGGGCCAGCCTTTTCCGACAGGATGCTGAATTTCTTGTCAGGGAATCTGGACGCGCCGACAAATTACGAATTGACCTTACCGAGTGCCAAGCCGCCTACAGCTTCGCTCGTAACGCATTGAACTAACAGGAGACACTATGGCCGGAATCATCACGGGTGCAATGAAGAACGACTTCACCAATTACTTCAACACATCGAAAGCCGGGGACGCGACGGCATGGGGCGGCGGAATGCTCACCAAGAACGCGGACGGCAGCGCCAACTACTCCGCACCCAATGCAATCAACGGCGGAACAAAGATCGAGAGCAACTTCGGCGACAACTCGCTGCAATCGCTGGCAGACCTGAACGCCGGGGTTGCGGATCAATGGAAGTCGCAATACGGCTATGAGGTCGATCCAGCCGCTAAAGCCTACGCAGCTTCAGTAGCGTCCAAAGCGCCATCCCTCGCTACGCACGGAGGCAGTGCTGCCGAAAACCAAGCGTACTTCGATGCCAACCCCAACGACCCCAACCGCCTGTATGTGCAAGACTGGTATGCAAAGAACCCCGGTGGTATCGTGGGTAACGCGGGTGCCGCTGGTGCAGCGGCTGGTGCAGGCAACACGGGTACGCAGCCAGCAGCAACAACATCAGCCGCCCCCAACATGCAGGCAGACTGGTCGAAGTATTGGGGGTCATCGACACCCGGCTCATCACAAGCGTGGGCCAATGGCACACTGACCCGCAACGCAGACGGCACCGCCACCTACTTGCGCCAAGGGGATACTGGTGCGGGTACGGTAATTGCCGCAAATGCGGACATGGGCGCATTGGCAGCAGCCAACCCAGACATTGCCGCAGCGTGGAAATCCCAGTACGGGTACACACCAGCAGCATCCCCGGCAGCAGGCGCGGCGGGCGCAGCCGGTCAACCACCGGCCAACACATCATGGCAAGTTGACCCCAGCAAGATGACAGTTCAGGGTCAGCTAAAGGGCATTCTTGACCCCAACAACCCACTGATGCAGCAAGCCCAGACCACAGGTCTGCAAGTCGCGGCAGATCGTGGGATGATAAACAGCAGCATGGCCCAGACCGGCGTACAGGACGCAATGCTCAAGAGTGCTGTGCCGATTGCCACTGCGGACGCGAACATGTACGGCAAGTCCGCATCGGAGAACGCTGGAAATGCAGTGAGTATTGCCAACACAGGCACCAATGCAGCTACGCAACTGGCAACCAACGCAGCAAGTAATGCGACTTCGCTGGCAATGAACACATCGAACAACGCAACGTCGATTGCCAATAACGCTTCAAGTAACGCGACCACATTGGCAACCAACGCGGCCAACAACGCACAGTCCGGCGCGAACATCAAGACGCAAACTGAAGCGGCGGCAGCGCTTGGGATCAAGGACACGCAAGCGCGTCAGTTCATTCAAGGCTCCGCGTCTGCAACTACGCTGATGAATAACTACACCAGCCAGCTTGCGTCCATCCTGAAAGACCCGCAGTACACCACAGAAGACGCGAGAACTGCGGCGAGTGACCACCTACTGAACTCCACCAAGGCGGGAATCATGATGGTTGGCGCGCTGGCGGGTAACGCGGACATTGCCAAGTACATGGCGGCGCTGTTCCCGGAGGACGCTGTTGGGCCACCAGAAGGCAGTGAGCGAACATGAACATCCCAAGCCTCAAACGCAAGGCGCTGGGTTGGATGGCGCTTGGCGAGAATTCCAGCGATGGTTCTCCGGGCGGAACCGGGCTTGGCGGAATCAGCGGTGGCTCGGAGGGGGGTAGAACCGGCGGTGGCACTGGCGGATGGTCCGCTGGAGACCCAGAAGGCCCGATGGGGCCACCGAGCCCACCCGCTGAAGATTCTCCAATGTCCCCTGCTGAAGCTGCAGCGCAACGCAAGGAGATGGAAAGAGGCTCCAATGCAGTGGGATCGGTGAATGAAGATGGCTCACTGCGCGGCCCCGCAACTCGCGCTGAAAACAACGTAGCACGGGGACTGCCTTCTGACTACCACGCGGATGACCGCAGCCTATGGGGGCAGATAAAAGACGGAGCCTTCGACTTTGGTGTGCGTGGCTGGGGCACAACTGCGCAGGATGTGCGGGATCAAGAGGCGGAACATCCCAACCTGCTTGACACCCGCATGGACAAGCTGACCGGCGTAATGAACGGCGTTGGTCAGACCGTGATGAACGCTGTCCCCGGCATGGGCTACATGAAAGCCATTGCCAACACGGTTAATAAGGTGGAAGGCGGCATGTCAGTCGCGGACGCCATCACCGGCACCGTAAAAGACTACGCCAGCGGAATCGTCGCCAGCAAAATCAACGGCGCGGTGGGTGCTGCTGTACCGGGTTTGAGTCAGGTCAACAAAGGTATCTCGCTTGCAAATATGGCAGGCGCGGGCATACCATCTATCAACCCCGGCGGCATCGTCAGCAACGCGGTTTTCGGCAAGCCTTCAACGCCCAACGCCACCGTCAACGGCAATGCACTGACATCCCCGGATGGCACCAACGTGTCTGGGCTTGCATCAAGCGGCTGGTCATCGAGCGGCAACCACGGCAACCTAGCGCCAGTGATGACGGTGAAAGACCAAACGCCAACGGCGACCAAGGCACCCGCGTTCTCACCGCGCCATTTCAATACCGATCTCGAATACAAAGGAAATTAACATGGCTACAGACGCTGACGGAAACTACATCCCGGACGATGAGGATTACTCCAACGAGGGGCGGTACAGTACGCCACCAGCGGATGCGCCTTACGCGGGATCGACGGACAAGCAGGTTCTGAACTCTGATGCTGGGTATGGTGATGCACCTTACGCGGGATCGGAAGACAAGCGGGCTTTGTATTCCGACGCAGGGTACGGAGATTTTGCTACCGCCATCCAGTACGCCTCAGAAGCTATAACCGGTGGAGGGGCGGACTACAGCCATGAAGGCAACAATTACAAAACCCCCAAAGGTGAGGTTAGCACCGCGCAGACCGCATCCAACTGGGTATCTGACATCTTCAAATCCATCACGGGTGGCGACAAGAAGAACAACATGAAGCTGTTGGAGCTGGGGCTTGGCGCAGTGGGTGGAGCCTTCAAGGACGAGCAAGTCAAGAAAGCCGCTGCACTCAAGCGTGAGCAGCAGTTGCAAGACCAAGACACGTTCAACAAGTCAATCACAGGTATGCGCAAGGCCCGCCCCGGAATTATTCAAAGTGCATTGACGCGCACCAACGGCCAGCAAGTCTTCAACGCAGACGGAACTCAAAGGATTTAACTATGGCACTCGACCCACAATCCAAAGAGGTGCTGACCAAGTTCAGCATGGTTGCCAAGAAAATCATCTATGACCCAGAGCGCATGAAGCAGTTTATGCAGATGCTGGGGTCTACGCAGGGCGCGTTGGCTGCGGTGCAGACGGTGATGGCCGTGATTGAAAAGCAACGCCCCATTCCGCCTGAGATTGCCCCGTACCTTGGGGTGAACATCTACATGATTATGGTGGACGTAGCGCAGGAAGTGACCCAGCACAAGCCAAGCCCCGAGATCATCAAAGGCGTTATCGAAACCATCATGAAGACGGTGCAGCAAAGTCATGGACAACAGCAAGCTGCACCAGCACAATCACCGCCACAAGGCATTATCGGTAGCCAAATGCAAGGAGCGCCAGCATGAGTTTCTTTGAGAGCCTTTTGGGCAACGCCGCTATAGCCGGCGAGGGCATCATCGGTCGCCAGATCAAGCAAGATGACGCGATTGAGCAGGAGAATAATCGCAGCGCGAATTCCCTGTCGAACTCCAAGTCACTGGCGGTTTACAACGACGAGTTGCAAGCGGCCAGGGCGGCCACCACAAACGCGCTCAAACGCACGCAGTCGCAGGCGGACGGCCAGGCCATCTCTGACGGGGCTGACCGTGCGTACCAGCAGCGAGTCGCGGACGACATTGGGGGCAAGTCGGGCACACCGCTCACAGAGGAACAGGCCAAGACCATCATGGCGAGCCCAGAGGCGCTGAAGGCCAACGGCATCGTTGAGCGTAATCGCGCGGGCGTGATGGATGACCAGATCGCCACAGCCCAGAAGCTTGGGTTGAATGACCATGTGAAGGAGTTGCGTGGGCAGCAGGACGTGGAGCTTCGCCGGGATAGGGAAAATAGATTAGAGGACGAGGGCACCCGCCGTTTTAACATCAAGGAGAAGTTTGACCAAAACCGGGCTAACTACCAAGACCGCATAGCGGCCGTAGCCGAGGCTCGCCTGGGTCGTATGGAGAAGAACCAGAGCACCCAGATGGAGAGGGCCGAGTTGAATAGCACACGCCAGTCACTCACGTCTGTGCTGAAAGACATCGCCGGTGAGGAGTCGCGCATTGACTTGGCTCTGGCCAGCGGGATGGCGACCCCGGAGCAGATGAAGGAGTACGGGCGCCAGCGCGAGATTTTGGCGCGCGACCGGGTGGGCGCTAAGAACCAGTTGCTTTCGCTGTCAGGCGTAGACATGAAAGTCGGCCAGGCGGAGCGCCCACAACAATCGGACGCCACCGCGGACGCGACCGCAGCGGTGGCCACGGGGCGGATATCTTTGGTTGACGCCAACAAGCGACTGGTCGCAGCGGGGCATAAGCCACTGGCCACACCAGAAGATTCTAAAAAACCGCAAGGGTCCTCGACATCGAGTGCTAAGCCGGCGTCCGGAGGGGCTGACGCCACAAAACAGAAGATCGAGGATCTTCTAGCCAGGTCTGAACGCCCCGGCGTTGACCCGCTACGCGCGTTGGAATTCCGACGTGAGGCGGAGGCACTCCAAAAAGGGTCGCGCCCCGCGAGTGTGCTTGGTGGTTATCAAAAATAAACAAACTGAGTAAGTAAAAACTATGTCCGGATTATTTGACGACGTTTTGACCCCAACCGCAACAGGCTCCGGTGGGATGTTTGACGACATCCTCAACCCTGACCGACGTGGCGAATCCCTGTCTGCCCGAGGGGGCGCTGGTTGGTCCTCCATGGTGCGGGGCCTCAAGCTGGCAGGGATGGTGGCTGGACAGAGCTCGGACGAGGACCTGGGCAACACCATCGCCGCGGGGTCGCGCAGCGCGCTGCCACAGACACCAGACGCGATGGAGATGGCCACGAACCGCCAGCCTGCCATGAAGGCGTACCAGGACTCCAGTGGCATAGACGCCATCGGTGCGTTTGGCACGCTCGCCGCGCGCATGGGTTGGGACTTCCTGACCCACCCGGGTGAGACCGCGCGAATGCTGGCGGAGAACATCCCCAACTCTATCCCGGGGGTTATCTCAGGTGCGATGGGCGCGTCAGGGGGCGCAGCCGCGGGTACTGCGGTCGCGGGCCCTGTTGGCACGGTTGTAGGTGGTGCAGTTGGCGGTGTCACAGGCGGCTTCGCCGGTGGTGTGCCAACCGAGTTCGGCGCGGAGTTCGAGCAGCGCGTGCTGAACAAGGCCAAAGAGATGGGTGTGAATCCGAACACCCCCGGCGCGTTGACGCCAATCATCAAAGAGTTCCGCCAGGAGTTCCAAGACAAGGCTCTGGCCAAGGGCATCACGACCGCTGGCGTGGACGCAGTCCTGACCCGGTTGACGTTCGGCGCCAGTGGCGCGATCGAGCGCGGCCTGGCCAAAGAGGGCCGCGCCATCGCGGAGCAGGTGGCTGCGAAGACCATCACACCCGAGGCCGCGGCGCTGCGGGTGGCCGCGCTCGAGGCGCGCAAGGAGGCGGCCAGCACACTGCAGGCCAAGGTGATGCGCCACACCACGACAGGTGCGGGGGAGATGTTTGGTGAGGGCGCGTCGGAGGGACTGGGGCGCATCGCCACCGGAGACCCGTTCGACCCGGTTGACGCCATCCAGGAGGGTATTTTGGGAATGGGTCAAGGTGTCGCAATGTCTCTCGGTGGCAACGTCACCAACAGGGCGCTCGGCATCTCCCAGACAGACCCCATGGAGTCGTCCGTACAGCGCGCGAAGGCGGCTGTAGAAACGGTCACACAGGCACGCACGCTCGACGAGGCGATCGCAGCACAGGCTGCAGCCGTTGCCGAGCAGGGAGCCGCAGCTGTCCGCCTGGACGGCGCGATCCCGGAGCTGGCTGCAGCAGTGGACACATGGCAGGGCTTGACTTCAGAGGTTAGTCCGGCTAATTCATTGGTAGTTCCAGAGGCGCCGATGGCGCAGCTCACGGACGAGTCCAACCTAACCCGGCTGGACAACGCGCAAGAGATCCTGCCCGCGCTACCTGCGCCTGCGGAGCAGCTCGCGCTCTCAGCACCCGCCGAGCAGCTCGCGCTGCCAGCACCACAGGCACCCGTTGACACCCAGACAGGGACTCTACGTGTCGCGCCTGACGGGTCGGTACACCCGGAGTTCGTGTCTGAGCGTCAACAAACAATAGCGCAGCAGGACGCCGCAGGCGGTCCTGACGTGGTGCGGGTCCCTGCGTCCGCGGTGGTGCGGGACACGCCACGCCCGGTGCCAACGGACGTGATCACCGCACTGCGCACCCCGATCAAGCAGCGCACCCCAGAGCAGACCACCGTGATCGCGGCGGCCAAGGCGGTGTACACCAAGACAGAGTACAGCTCGGCGCAGAGTGCTGCGATGGTGAAGCCCACAGCGCCGGTAACCCCCACGCCGGTGGTGACCGCTGCGCCTACGCTCTCTCTACCAGCACCCGGCCAGACGCAAGAGGTGCCCAGTGGCGCGCTGCGTGTGGACCGCCAGGGGGTCGTGACCAAAGAGAATTACAGCGAGCAGGCCGCGTCCGCGCAGGCCCTGGACGCCCGTGGTGGCCCAGACAATCTGCGGGTGCCAGCCAGTGCGGTGCCGACCAGCGCCCCCGCGGGCACGGGCCGGGTGCGCCCGTCACTCAACGCAGTCGCGAGCGCGCTGGGCGTGCGGCCGTCCGAGCGCACGGTGGTGCACACGAAGACTATCGCGGACGCCAAGGCGTCGTTCACCAAGGCGGAGTACAAGGCCGCGCAGGGGATGGCGATGGGCAAGGCCACGACCGTAGACCCCAAGGCCAAGTTCTCCACCGACCGGGATGAGTCTACGCAGCGCGCCACCCCGACAGAGCCCGCACCGGCCAGCCAGGCTGCGACCCCCGAGCTGCTCAAGCAGCATGAGATCACCGCTGCGGCGCTGCCTAAGATTGCAGGCCCTGGGATGATGGGTGTTGGGCAGCACCGGATGATCCAGCAGATTGCACGGATCTTTGGCAAGACGGTGGTGTTGTTCGATGGCAAGGCCGCAGGTGTGACCCACACGGGCGCGGTGTTTGGTGGCGACAACAAGACCATCTACCTGAACGTGAAGTCGCAGCAAGCGCACCTGGCGGTGTTCGGCCATGAGCTGATGCACACGCTCAAGGCAGAGAGCCCCAAGGCGTACGACGCCATCCTGGCGGTGATGAAAGTCACGGACACGGGCACGGCGGAGCACGCGGCGGACTACGGTAAGGGCTCCGACACGGAGGAGCTGCTGTCCGACTTGTTGGGCAACCGGTTTATGGAGCCCACGTTTTGGAAGGGTGTGTTCCAGGAGATTGCCAAAACGCACGGAGACGAGATCGGGCGCGGGGTGATCCAGAAGCTGGGCGCCGCACTGATGCGCACGGTCAACCTGGCCATCAAGGCGTTGTCTGGACAGACCGGGTTTGCCGCGGACAAGATGGTGTCCAACCTGAACGAGATCCGTGACGTCATGCAGAAGGAGCTGGCCGCGTACGCTGTTGCGAATCGCGGACCTGGTTCGAGTCCCAAAGGGGGACTCGAGTCGAGCACTGTGGGCAAAGCCAGCACCGAGCGCGCTGGTAAGTACGATCATTTAGCAACTAGAAAGATTAACTATCCTGTTAAAATCGAGGATACAGGTGAGACCGCTACCGTCACCGTTGACGCAGCGACCGCCCTCACCGACGCCGACAAACGCATGGATACGTTAGACCGACTACTCAGTTGTATTAAATGAAGACCGTAAAGTCCCTGTCCGATCTGAAGCAGTCCGCCCTTAGTCAGGGCGCGACGGTGTCCGTGGGCGGGCGTCAGTTCAACGCGGGCGGTGAGCAGGGCCGCGTTGTCGCGATGCCTAAACCCTCGGTGCGTGAAGAGCCAGCAGCGGAGCCCACCAGGGCTGCGCCGGTTGAGACTGCCGCACCTGTTAACAACATCACCGTGGACATGCAGCCAGTGGCAGACGCGCAGCAGCATGTCGGCGAGTTGATCGCGCAGGCCCTGGCGCGCATGCCACAGCCCACAGCGCCCATACGCGCGTGGGAGTTCACCGTCTCTAGGGACGCCAACGGCTACCTTAAAACCATCACGGCTACGGCCAAGGAGTAACAAATGTCACTATCCAACACCACCGAAATCGCAGCCCTCGCTATGTTTTTGCAGGGCACAGACCCCAGCTACCGTGCTGGCGCGACCCAATACCTTGCGCTGTTCACAGGCGATCCCGGCGAGACTGCATCACTGGCGGCAGAGGCTACCTACACCGGCTATGCCCGTATCGCACTGACCAAAGCAACGGCGTGGACAGGCGGTGGCAATCCGTTCACCAATGCCGCGCTGATCCAGTTCGGACAATGCACAGTCGGCACCAACGCCATCACCCACTTCGCTGTGGTGGATACCGCTTCCGGTGCTGTCGCCATGATGGTTTCCGGTGCGCTGAGTTCCACGCTGAACGTTAGCCCCGGAATTCAGCCTCAATTTTCCCCGGCAGCTTTGAGCATATCCGCGGATTAGGTTGTGGCAGGCTTCAACAACGTAGCGGCATGGGCCAACGCTATTGACGCGGGGAAAACACACGTCACCACTTTCCGTAAGACGGTTGCCAGTGCTGCTACGGCGGCGAACGACTTTGTGGATTACACCTACTTCGCTGGCAATCCCCCCGCTAACTTCTACGCATCTGCGCCTCTGGAAGCTGCGTATGTAGAGAGCATCCGTGGCATCTGTGTACCGACGATGACAGGGACAAACAAGCAGTTCCTCAAGTCAATCACGGCGATGTCTCTGGCGAACGGTGCAACCAGTACGTCAAACCAGAATCAGCGGCAGATGCTGTGCGACTACCTGTTGTACTACCCCTTTATCGACACAGATGCGGTTGGTGAGCTACAGGAAATGGTGCAGACAACCACACTGTCACGGTACGCCAGTGGGCAAGTGATGGCGGTATCGCAGTCTGCGTCATCCGCTGTTGGTACGTTCACAATGACCTACACGAACCAGAATGGCATCGGTGGGCGGGTATCACAAGCCACGTTCACAAAGATCGTTGCTGGTGGTGGAACCCTAGTTTCAAGCACATCTAACAGCGTTGCAGGTTCACAGCCATTCATGCAATTGATGGCGGGGGACTCTGGCGTTCGTAGCATCGAGAGCGTCACGTTCTCCGCTGCGGGTGGTGGGCTACTGGCCTTGGTCATTGTGCGGCCGCTGTTCCACTTCACCACGACACAAGAGAGCCGCAGGACAACAACGGGCTCGCTGGACAGCTTTGGCGCTGCCACATACGTCGAAACCGTGCTGATGCGTCAGCCAGTTGAGATCAAGAACGGGGCAGTCCTTGGCTCTGTGGCTTTAGGCAATGCTGGTTCTCTCGCAAGCTCTACGCTGGTCGGGACTTTACAAACAATCTGGAGCTGATATGAAATTACTACGCATATCGCCTAGCCTTCATGAGTTTGATTTGGCTAATCATGGATGGATCAACGCCGAACTGTTTGGCAAGGTATTTCCCCTGAACGCCAGCAGCGAGTGCGGCCCTGATGGTGGCAATCGCTTGGTCGGGAATTTTGGTGTTGTGATGGCTGTCGCCAACTACAAGGCGGTTGCGATCAACAGCATCTTGTCGGTTTTGCCGCTGCGTACCGGTAAGAAGGTGAGCGGGATTCACGCATTTGGGGTTGTCGCATGTATGGCGTAACAACATCCCATCTGGAATCGGCCCAACTGTTAGCGTATATGCAACACGGTGCGCTCTCTCTGCTTTCCCGTTCATTCGGAATGATCCGTACCCGCCAGCAGTCAAGCAGCCAGCAGTCCAAAGCCAGCAATCGCCAGATTTGTCAACCTTCTCCCAGAAGCGTTCAGCAACATCGCGCACCTGCCATTTTGACTGCCCTTTTGCCCTGCATTCTTTTGAGCAAAAAGACCGATTCTTGCGGTGTGATGGGGGTGCGTAGTAATCGCCTCCGCACTCCGCGCAAACACTCATGGTTCCTTCTTTTTTCATCTGGAGCCTTTCGCAATAACACTTGTTTAATAGGAGTATTCTAACATGGGTTGGACTAGTATGGATGACATGGTTTTGCAGATGACTACCAACGGCAAAGCCGACAGTCAAATCTTGCAAAAGACGCTGGTAGCTGCTGGTACTGCTGGTCACTGGCAACACTTGCTGACAAGCGCGGGCAACATTCCCGCTGCTACATTTGTTGGTGCTGAACTGACGTATGTGGAAACCACAAACGCGTGGAGTGAGGGCGCAATCCCAATCGCAGACCAGACACTGCCAGCTACCAAGCACCTCACCTCAATGGGCGCATCCATCATTGCGGCCGCTGGCGCTCCGTGGTTCGTGCAACTGATCGACCTGCACGGGTACGCCAAGATGACCACCACCAACGTCAGTGCAGTGGGTGCGAAGGTAATCACCATGACCGCCATTGGCTCTAGCGCATCAACGTATGACCGCTACCCTACCGGGAATGGCTTGCGTATCGCGGTGGCTGCAATTGGCGCAATGGGTGCGAATGCTCCCACCATGCAGGTTAACTACTTGAACACTGCCGGTGCAGCCAAGGCGACTCTAGCGGGTTGTGTCTCCACGGCATCTGCCGCCAGTGGAACCCTCTTGAACAGTGGCAACGCTGCGAACAAGTACGGCCCGTTCCTGCCTCTCGCTGCGGGTGATACCGGCGTGAGTGACTTGGTGAACTTGACATGGGGCGGCACTGCCCATGCCTCTGGCTCTGTTGCTGTGCTGCTGTGCAAGCCCTTGGGCCAGCCCATCCCTATCCCGCAGACGGGTCTATACAACGTGTTCGATTACGTCAACACTCTGCCCAGCTTGCCGCAATTACGCAACGGTGCAAACCTGACAGCGTTGGTGTACAACACCGCAGCGACAACATCAGGCGGCACGTTCTTCGCATCACTTGACTACGCTTGGGGTGGATGATGGACAAACGCATCCTTGACTTGATTGCAGACTTCACCAAGTGGCGCGGCGATGTTTACAAGCTGGCTATTCAGATCGTGGAGATTCAGCGGGAGGTTGACCGCGAGAAGCTGGCTACTGATTTCCCTGAAGCGGCAGAGGTGATCTGATGGCTCTCTTGGGCGCAGGCTTTCGTGAAACGCTGACCGGGCGAATGTTCGGCAGCACGATGGTGAACGGCACAACGCCGCACATCCACGAACACCGTGGACACATGGCTGCGCGTATGCGTAACCAGTTCGCGGGTGATGGCATCACCGACAGTACAGCCTCTGTGCCTTCGGGCAACCGGCATCCTGCGGCGTGGGTCATGGCTCCGAAGAATGGCGCAATGTCCAGCCGCAACAACGCCAGCTTGTCTTTCGCGCCAACAGCCAACGGAACGATGGGACTACCGGCCAGCGGTACAGCATCCTTCCTGATTGACACCAACACGCCTGACGGTCAGCTCATCAGCAGCGCCATTGGGTCAGCCTCCTTTGCCATCACGCCAACGGGCAATGTGCTGGCAACCCTCTCCGGGGTGGGTTCGTCCACAATGACGTTCACCACCAACACCCCAGCCATGAGCGCAAAAGGGTGGGCGCAGGCTTCTGGGGCTATGACCGTTACCGCAACGCTGACCAGCTACGCCAAGGGCTTGATGGTGGGCAGCACCGTGGACACCTCCAGCATCGTGAATGCAAACATCGTGTCGGTCAACGGTTACAGCGTGACTGGCAACGGGCAGAGCGGGAGTGAGTGGGGTCCGGGTTAAATGGCAACCTCATTTAACGGATGGGGGAGTAGCTGGAGTAATAGCTGGGGGCCAATAGCCGTTGACCCCAATGCCATGCTGGGCGCAGCGGGGTTCAGCCTTACGGCGGTAGCTACGCTGACCTCCGGGTTTCAGCCCGGTGAGATGTCGGCAGCGGCCAGCTTCACTTTCAGCGCCATCGGTGTACTGACTGACCCGAACGCATATGCCCCTGTCGTTGACTGGCTCGTCGGCAAGGAGCAGTCCACCGCGCAGCCCGCCAAGACCGCACCCAAGAAAAAGAAACCGGTGCTGCAGGCCCAGACACATCTGGACGCCGCGGACATGCAGCAAGACATCAAGCGCCTTCGGATCATCGAGGACGACGACGAAATCATCATGGCGCTGGTCGCCCAATTCATTACCTCAGGAGCAACCCAATGCCATTCTCAAAGTGCATGAGCATCGTCAACGATTTGAACGACTCGGACGCAGATGCTTTACTGACTCGCCTCGATGAGTACCAGAAGAGCGGCGTCCCGGTCGCCCAGGCGCAACGCATGGCAGTGGCCGACATCCTGGCAGAAGCCAAGGCGGACCACGCGGAGATGATGGACCTGGCCAAGGGGCAGCATCCCGACGCGTTCGAGGAGGCCAAGCCAGAGGTGAAGGCCAGCACCGAGCGGGTTACACGCGAGCCGACAGACGAGCAGGTGGCAGACGAGCGCGTTGGCATCAGCCACACGCTGATGGCGCTGGGCGCCAAGGGCTGGTTGTACGAGTCCCCGGTGTCCACGGCCAAAAGCGTGGCGGCCATTGCGCGGGACAAGGGCGTCACCAAGGTACGTGAGGACGACATCGGTGGGGGTGTGAAGGAGTGGAAGGTCACGCTGCCCGACGCGGTTGACACCGACACGGGTAAGTCCAAGCCGGGGCGCTCGGCCTACCTACGACAGAAGGGTAACGAGTTGTGGATCGACGCTGAGATCACCGGCGAGGGCTCAGGCGGCAGCAAGCTCTACGACATCGGGTTCAACTACGCGCACAACAACGGGCTGGTGTTCATCGGCGACCGCAACGGGTTCAGCAAGGTGGCCATCATCCGGCGGCTAGAGAACATGATCAGCGCGGCCATCAAATACGGCAGCACGGACTTCATGGCGCCGCATGCCAAGCAGGTCTTGGGGTCGGACGGCGTCCCTGGGTTGCGTTGGGAAAAAGGTGACACCCTCGGTAATCTGCGCAGAATGATTGACGTGTCCCGGGCAGCCATGCAGAATAAACAACCAGCATTAGCAGCAGTTCAATATGACCGATCAAAAGACAGCTTCACGGACTCCCAAGGTGTTCCATTTGGGTACGACGATCTTCACGACCTCGCCGGAGCGTTCCGCCCGGTGGATGGATCAGGTGGAGCGGGCGTCACGACTGTTCAGAGATCAGCTCTGTACCATTCCCTTTTACAAAGCAAGGGCGCACGACTGGCATTTCTGGACTCAGTACGCGGGATCCCGGGTACGGGTGGTCAAGGATTTGGCGGCGCTCTCGAAGGCACCCACTACTCCACCGAGCGCAACACCGTCAGCGTCGACGGCGTTGAACGATCAACTGTGGATGACCAAGGCCGGTCTTTAGCCGGAGACCAAGATGGAATCAAAAACTTCTGGAAGTGGTACACGACCAACCAAAACCCCCGAGCAGTGGGCGAGGGAGGTGGAGGAGTTCAAGGCGCTGCCAGTGGTGGAGCCCTGGACGGTCAACGATCGGGACCCCATAATTCGGATGCTCGCCCGATTCGGCTTTACCACGGAACCAACGCCGACATCACCGCCTTTGAAATCGGACACCCCGACTCCTTAGACCACGGGTGGTTGGGCAAAGGCGTCTATCTTACTGACGACACAGGTATCTCGAACTGGTACTCCGAGGATAAACCCGGTGGCGCGCCAAACAGCATGCCGCTGTACGCGGCGATCGTTAACCCATACGTCGCGTCGGTGCAAGATAAGAAGCGCGTGCGGGACGGCGGCAGCGCATACTCTGAACGCTGGACAGAAAAGCTGAAGGCCGCGGGGCACGACGGCGTGGTACTGGAGTTTCCGTCTGGCGGGAGCGAGTATGTTGCCTTCTACCCGTCCCAAGTTAAATCTGCCACCGGCAACACCGGCGCCTTCGACGGTGCCAACCCTGACATCCGCGCCAGCACAGTCCGCGCCACGCTCTCCGACATCGGAGACAACGTCATCCACGCGGACCTCAAGAGCGACTTCCTGAGTAACGTGCGGGACGCGGTGTCTGGGGTGTTCATGCAGAACACGAGCAGCGAGGTCTCCGCGTGGGGCAAGACCATCGGAACCCCGATGCACAAGGCCGCTTTGAATCGGCCATTCGCCCTGGTGTTCCATGGGATCCAGAAGTTCATCGAGGACACGTCACTGTTCGGCACCAAGGCCGAGGGCCTCGCGCGCTCGATCTTCCCCGGCGTCGAGCTGTCCTGGGACGCCATGAAAAACATGGGCCTGTCCAAGGTGGAGAACGCCAAAGTCGGGCACATGCTGGCGGAAGGCACACTGCATGAGGGCCTGAACCCCGACACCGACGCCGCCTGGACGGACGACGAGCTGCTGGCCACCAAGCTGAAACAAGACGGCGCACCCAAGCAGAACCCCAAGACCAAGCAACCCTGGACCGCCGAGGACGTCCGCGCGGAGCACCGTGCCAACCCTCGGGTGGGTAAGGTGTTCACCGACGCCGAGCTGAAGGCCAACTACGACGCCACCGACCGGGAGGTCACGGCCTACCATGAGGCGCGCGCTGCGCTGAACCAGTCACTGACCGACTACGGCAACAGCGAGATGGCGCAGATGGCGCGCACCGCACTGGGCGGCATGGACGACGTGACCAAGGTGGCCGCAAACACGCTGCTGTCCAGCATCGTTCGTGGTAACAACACATCGACGCAGGCAGCGCAGCAGATCGGCCTGCTGCTCGATAAGCTGGAGGCCAAAGGGGCCAAGGTGGGCGCGGTGCGCACCTCGATTGACAAGATCGCGGGCGACGTCAACACACTGAGCAAGGCCGGCTACTCGCCGCTGATGCGCTTTGGCACCTGGACGGTGCAGGGCCTGGACAAGAACGGGGACCAGGTGTTCTTCTCCATGGTGCAGAGCAAGGCGGAGGCCGAGCGCCTGCGCGCGCAGATCGCCAAGGACCCCGAGATTGCCAGCGCCAACTTCCGCCAGTTCACCAGCGAGCAGTCGTCGGTGTTCCAGGGCATGACCGCTGAGACCGCGCAGATGTTCGCACAGCACAACGGCATGGACAAGAGCGAGGCGGTGCAGGCGTTCATACAGCAGGTGCTGTCCAGCCGCTCGGTCATGCAGCGCATGCAAAAGCGCGAAGGTGTGGCTGGCTACAGCCACGACGCCACCCGCACGGTCGCGTCCTTCCTCACCGGCAACAGCCGCAAGGCGTCCAGCAACCTGAACATGCACGCCGTTGACGCGGCGGCGCTGTCCAAAGAGCTGCAGGGCGACTACAAACTCGACGCCCAGAAGCTGGTCGAGTACGTGAAGAACCCGCAGGAGGAAGCGCAGAAGCTGCGTGGCCTGTTGTTCGCGCAGTACTTGGGAGGCAGCATCGCCTCTGGCCTGGTCAACTTGACCCAGCCGGTGCTGATGACGTTCCCCTACCTGTCCCAGTTCGGCGCCGCCAGGGCTGGCGCGGCCATGAAGACCGGGTTGGCGCAGGCCATATCCCACCTGCGGGGCAAAGAGATCTCGGACCCCGAGCTGCGCATGGCGCTGGAGCAGGCCAAGGCGGACGGTATCCTGGACCCCAACGAGATGTTCCAGCTCATGGGCGCGGCGCAGCAGGGCGCCGGCTCCTTCGGCATGCAGAAATTCATGCGGGTTTGGGGGATGAACTTCCAACTGACCGAGGCGTACAACCGCACGGCCACGTTCATCGCCGCTTACGAGACCGCCAAGGAAACGCTGAAGACCCCCGAGGGTTTGGCACAGCTGCAAAAGGCAATGAACACCAGCGACTCCGTGACCGCGGTGGAGTTCGCAGCGCACGCCATCCAAGAAACCCAGGGTGTGTACAACAAAGGTAACCGCCCCAACTGGGCGCGCGGCGCGGTCGGCTCCACCGTCTTCACCTTCAAGCAGTTCAGCATCTCCTACATGGAGTTCCTGAAACGCGCCTGGGGCGACGGCCTGATCCCCAAGCAACAGTTCGTGATCGCCATTGGCATGCTGATGCTGGCCTCTGGTGTGGGTGGACTGCCCGGTGCGGACGACCTGGATGACGTCATCGACACCTTCGGCCACCTCGCGGGCCACGCCACCAACAGCAAGAAGGCCAAGCGCGACTTCCTGCACGCCATGCTGGGCAAGGACTTTGGCGACGCGATGAACGACGGTATCAGCCATTGGTTACCGTTTGACATCTCCGGGCGGGTGGGCGCCGGCAACTTCCTACCGGCCACCAAGATCCTGGACCCTGCCCAGACCGCGCAGCAGAAACTGCAGGGCGCGATGGAGATCGGTGGTGTGGCAGGTAGCTTGGTGTTCAACTACATCAACGCCATCCAGGCGGCAGCCGGCGGAGACTACAAGAAGGCCCTGGGCAGCGTGGCCCCCGTGGCTGTGGCCAACGCGTATAAGGGTGCGGAGATGATGGCCACCGGTGTCTACAAAGACACGTCTGGGAAGAAGGTGATGGACGTCAGCAACACGGACGGCGCCCTGAAGTTCATCGGTATCCAGCCGGCCATCGTGGCCGACGACAGCCAGGCCAACCGGATTGCCCAGCAAGACATCGGCACCCAACGCTGGAAGCAGCAGGCCGTGAGCTCAGAGTACGCCAAGGCGCTGGTGGACGGGGACCAAGACACGCTGGCCAGTGTGCGCAAGGAGATCAAGGAATGGAATGAGAACAACCCGCGCGCGGCGCATATCCAGTTGAGCATGAGCTCAATCCAGAGCCAGGTCAAAGCCCTGCGCTCGACCAGGGATCAGCGTACCGTCAAGAACGCACCCAAGGGGATGCGCGGGGATATTCAAGAGACAGTGCGTTAATCAGAACAGCGTGTACCCAATGGTACACATACGGTACACGCTATCTGTATATCTATCGGTTCTAGTGGTACACTGTTTCCACTTAAACCGTTGATTTCATTAGACTTTTTAGATCCTAATATATGTAAATGGTGCCCGGGGCCGGCATACATTTGGCTAGTACTTCTGTGCATTTGGCGAGTTTAGGTACACTTTATGTACAATCAACTGTACCAACCGCAAGAGGAACTAGTAATGGCATCATATCAAACCCGCCTGAAGGCTGACGGAACAAAGCAATACCGGGCCATCGTCCGGCTCAAAGGCGCACCCCCGTTAAGCAAATCTTTCCACGCTCAAGCCGACGCTAAGAAGTGGGCTGTCGAGATGGAGTCCCGCATCCAACGCGGCGGCAACGTCAACTTCAACGACTTGAAGAAACTCCTGGTCAGTGACCTGATGCGCCGCTATATGGAGGAGGTCTCGATGGAACGCGACTCTGGTAAGTTTGAAGTCAACCGGCTGAAGTCCTACATGCGTGAGCCCTGGGCGAAGCTGGACCTGAACGCGGACATCGCGTCGGCGCTGCGCACCTGGCGTGACCAGCGGCTGAAGGTGGTCACATCCGCCACCGTGATCCGGGACTTCGGTGTGCTCGGCTCCATGTTCACCCACGCCATGACCGAGTGGGGCCTGCCGATGCAGAACAACCCGGCTCACCTGGTGAAGAAACCCAAGGAGGTCGGCGGCGAGCGCAGCCGGTTGTGGACAGACCACGATCTGAAGATCTGGTACGACTACTTCGGCTACGACATGAAGACGGCGCCCAGCACCAAGACGTCCTACATCCCTTGGATCTTGAACATCGCCCGCGTGACGGGCCTGCGCCTGGGTGAGATCTGCCGGATCGAGATGAAGAACATCGACCTCTCGGTGCCCCAGATCTACTTCGCCAAGACCAAGAACGGGGACGAGTTCTTCTGCCCGCTGCGTAAGGACGCGGTCGAAGTGATCCGCGTGCTGGCGCAGATGCGAAAGGGTGAGGAGAACCTGGTGGGTATCGGCGCCATCTCCGCGGGTGAGCTGTTCCGCCGTGAGCGTGCGGTCATTGCCGAGCAGTTCCCGGAGCAGGCGGACATCGTGATCCACTCGCTGCGCCACACATACACTACCGAGATGGTGACAAGGGTGCCGGATAAGCTGGCGCTCATGCGCATGACCGGTCGCCGTACGCTGCAGTCGCTCGCGAGGTACTACAAGCCGAAAGCTGGCGACCTGGCGACCATGATGGGGTAATGAAATGGAAGACCTGAAATACTTACAAGTTGGATCGAGCTGGGCGTGCATCGTGGCCATGGACTACGACACCGTGGTCAAGCTGATGATTGACGGCCAGCGTTACCAGGCGCTGAAGGAGGAGTGCGAGGGGTCGCCCCTGGACTCCGATGACTGGGACAAATCCGCGGACAGCTTGATCAAGCTGCAGAAATAAACAAGGGGCCAATCGGCCCCTTTGTTATTTCAATTCCTCTTTGTCTTTATTGCGTTTCGGCAACGGAAGCCACCCAACACAGAACGCCGTGTCCCATGCCCCTACGGTGGCAATACCGCCCTTGGTCAAAAGCAACACCTTGGCCCCTGCGGTGGGTAACGGGTCACCACATTTTGGGTACAGCCACTCAGCACCCCCGGCTTGATAGCTGGTCATACCGTCACCCACACAGTGGAGGGCTTGTCCTTGCGGGCCATAGGGTACGGGCAGTTCTCAGGTATGTCAGCGATGCACCACACAGCGGTGTACTGCCCGCGATTCGGGGTTGCCCATCGGTCTATATAGCAGTCGTGCATCTTTGCCAGCACCTTGTAGATGGTGTTTTGCCTGACGCCAAGGGTGGTTCCAATGTCCTTGGTGCTGACCCCTGATGGGTGCTGTTTCAGAAGTTCGCGCACTGCGGTGGCGTGTGGTGCTTTCATTTCAACCCCCGGATAACGCCAGCGCAGGACTTAGCCCCGCCGTACATGCCCTCTTGGATCGTCTGACCCACCGCTGTCATGAGCGCCAAACGCTTCGGTGCTACGGCATCCTCTGCTTGTGCGTCACACACCTTCGCAGCTTCCTCCAGTGCCCGCTTGCGGCTCTCAACCCAGCAAGCAAGCGCAATATCCTCGGTGGCCTCAAGGTGGATCACCGTCTTGCAAAAGGCAAGAAACTCTGAGTGGTCTTTGGTCATTTCAAACTCCTGATTGCGTCTGCGCACTCGTTGTAAGCGGCACTGGCGTCCACTGTGTCTGAGTCGCCATTCCATGTGCTGTCACACTCCTTCGCAGCCTCCTCAAGCGCAGCGTCCCGGCAGGCTTGTCCGTAGGCTTGCATCTGGGCTGCTGTGTAACCCTGATCGTCTACGGGGTAATCCGTTCCACCTTCAAACTGTCCACGACACTCCCGCAACAGCACATCCTTGCGCTCGATGGCAGCGCGGAGGTCTGTGATTTCTTCCTGCGCTTCCCGTGGGTAGCATGGGCCGTTGAACTCGGTGCGTCCCTGCCAAGTTTTGATGCTGGTCATTTCTTCATTCCTTTAATCACAGCCAGTGCTACAGCCTTTGCTGGGGCGTCTGCGATGTTGGTGCTGTCCCATGTAGCCCATTCCTTGCTAAAGCGATACGGAAAGCAGTCGTACCGTTCAGCAATCGGCCAAATCACAGCAGGATCGCGGTAGTTGAATGGGCGATTTACCGCCCCTGTGTAAACCCACACCGAGTTTGTTCCGTGGGCATGAACCCACGCGGGTTTGTGCCCAATAGCGATGGCAAGCTGCATGCTTATTTCTTGGTTGGTCATGCCTCTATCTCCTGCTGCGCCATCTCGCAAAATATCCCGCACTGGATTTCCGGTTCGTCCTGATAGCGACCAATACCCGTTGGCAATTCATCGAGGAAAATCCGATCCGATCCGATCCGAGTCATCCTCACGCCCAGTGCGCGACTGGCACCAGCCATCATCCAAAACCGCGCTGGAAAGTCATGCTTGATCTTGTTCCAGTACCCTGCGCCAGTAGCCTTTACGCACCCGATACAGTTGTTATGCTGATACCCAAGCTTGTACATTTCTGGCAGTTCGATCCCTGCGTTTTGCAGCAGCGCAAGGCAGTTTGCATGGGTCAGTTTTGCGTCAATAAGCGGTACTAGGCAGTCAATATTGTTGGCATCAATAAAGCTGTCGTAGCGGTCTTGTTCTTCCGCGCAGTACCCAAACACATGAGCATCATCTGGCCGCTGAAACTTCAAGCGCACTTCCTTTTTCAGTAGCATTGTGCAGGGCGCGCCGCTGATCCCGCTGATGTATTTGCGCTTTGTTATGACGTTGTAAATTGACCCATCAAATTCCTCATTCATTAGGTTTGTGATCGGTAGATCGAACCATTTTTCGCAGTCAGCAGCGAAGCGGTCATTGTCTGGGTGTTCTTCTTTCACAATGCATCTCGCAATTACGATGTCGTGAGTGTCTTTGTACTTTGCGATTGCGAGCTTTGTAGCCACTGCACTGGCAGCTCCGCAGGAGTACCAGCAGATCAGTCTTTTCATTTCAATTCTCCTTTGGCCTTCGCCAGTTCTTGTTCAAGCCGCCGTATCGTCGCCAGCAGTCCGTTGCCAGCTTTGATCGACCAAGCAAGCTGCTCAGTCAACTCAGTGACGCGATCTGCGCAGCGTCGGCCACCCTCTCGGGTAGATAGGTAAGGGGTGTGGTTGGTCATGGTGCGGCCCAATACACCAGCCTGTTGTCCACTTTCTTGCACATGGCAGTCCCTGACTTGTGCACCGCGAAGTGCATGACGGATGCGATCAGCGGCATGGGCTGTTTGACCGCCGCACAAATCTCAGCCAGAGTTGATAGTGGGTGGGCACTCAGGTGCGCAAGGATCGGCCCAATGCGGTCGTTCTTGCCGTCCGCTGGTGGGCGCACGTAGCTGTACACGTTCTTGGTGCGCAGGTCTGGGTGCTCTGCGGTGCGTACCCGCTTAGTACGAGCCACCGCGCCTTCTTTCAACAGTTCACCGAGCAGGCGGCTAATGTTGGTTAATGGTAAGTCAAAGTGCTGCACGATTTCCGCGACGGTCACTGGTCGTGCCGTTGCCCGCACGAATGCGCAAACCTCGTGGCGCCTCATCACTGGCGCTGCGCGACGGATTGCCCTGAAAGGGTTTTTGCCGTTGGCGAATGTGGTTTTAGGCTGCATAAAAGTATCCGTACAGCCCACAGGCCAAGACGATAAAGCTGGTGGCCCCGAGGATGACCAACATGTTGACGGCCCAGCGGGCTAGTGCGGCCCACTGAGATTTGGTGGCGTACTCGCCAGTGATGTGTTTCATGTTCGCAGTCCTAAAAAGCTATGTCATCGTCCATGTCGTCAAAGCCTGAAAGAAGCGTTGGCTTATGGTTGACAGCATCAATTGCCGCGATGTCTAGAAACTCTTCTAGGTCGCCTTCAAAAGCCGGTTGATCCTTTGCCCAATTAAGTGGAGCGTCGTATTCGGCCCCGTGTCCGCGCTTGTCTGCCGGTATGAACACGATGCGCTGCATTTCGGCCGGCCAACTGTTTACGGGGTTGAGCAGATCGCCAGTGCTTCGGTAGGCGAAGTTACGGATGCCGTTCGACCTGAATGTCCAATCGCCATTGACCACGTAGCCATAGACTACCTTTCCGGAGTCGTCAAACAAAACGCTGTCCAACAGAAGAACGTCGGGGAACAGAGCTATGCAGATCTTCATTTCATTACCGCCAGCATGATGAGTTCGACCACACAGATCACTGTGCAGAACACTGTTACAAATTGATGGATGTTCATCCGGGTTCCTCCTGTTTTAGAAAACACTCATCCCCACCTGGATGGCGTTGGGTGTTTTCTAAAAGAGCCGTGAGGCTCTCGGGGTTACGGCTTGTTGAGAGCCGCCGTTGCGATGGCGCCCAGGTCTTTACGCCCCAGGTGGAACGGGCGCAGCACGCTGTCGCCACCTGCTGCGCGAACTGCTGCGCGGCGTTCAGCCTCGTAGTCCGCGAGTGCCTGCATCCAGGCACGCACATCAATGACGCGCCACAGGTGCTTGCGCGTGCCCGGGATTTTGAAAGGCATGGGCAGTGTGTTGGGCCGGCGTTGCATGTCAATGCGGATGCTCTTGGTAGACCGGCCGATCAGCTTGCCCAACTGCGAGCAGTCCAGCGTGGCCAGGTCGTCCAGGTACGCGGGGGTTGCCGGTTGTGTGGGTTGTTCAATGGTCATAGTTTCCTCTTAAATGCTGCTAATGGATAGTCTAACTAACTTTTACGCCAAAAGCAACGGTCTTTGGATTCTTTTTTGTGGCCGCTGCGGCGACCGCTCGGCGGTTGGCGGTTGTGCGGTTGGCCTCGAGCTGCAAACTCAAGAACTCGCAGCGGTCGCAAACCCGAAAGAGCGCGATGTCAAGCGCGGCCATGTCCTGGCGGGTGAAGTACAACCAGAACAGCGTCAGAGTTTGTACGATGATCATGGTGGTGAGAAGTGCGTAGATCATTTAGATTCCTTTGAAGTGAGTTGAGCGAGAGCTGCGGCTGCGGTGTGCAGCTTGGCGTTGAACCAGCGCCGGATGGCGTACTGGCGAACCAGGGAGATCAGCGTGTACAGGCCGCCGATGTAGAAGTTGGTGGCCATGGAGATGTTGAACCCGACGTGCGGAAGGATCACCATGTTTGCTATGAAATTGATAGTGAACCCTATCAGGATATTTAACAGCGCCTCGTACAGCGATTGCAGTCTGGTCTGGGTCATTTGAGCCACTCCTTCGGACGGTTGTCGCCTTCCGGGTAGGTCTTGCTGTACAGCGTGAGCATGCGCACGTTGCACGCAATGTGCGCGAGATGGGGCAAACCCGACTCGGGGTCGTTATCTTCACCACGCTGCCACGCGGCGAGGTGCCGCAGCATTGATGCAAGTGGGACATCCCAGTCCGCTCCCTTAGCCCAATTCCAGGCCGCATATTTCTGCTTGCCGTACGCCCACACGCGGGCTTCGTCCTCCAGCGTACACATTGGGATCAAGCTGAAGTCCGGCTTACCCCCGTTGTACCTGGCGCCGCTGCCTTTGGCATTGCTGTTGACATCCCCGATGGTGGCGGAGCCCGCGGAGTACAGTTTGCGCGCCAGCTCCGCCATGTCGAGCGCTGCCGCTTGTTCGCGCCTATCGGCCATCTCTTTGGGTGTGTACGTGGCGATGTTCATTGCGTCCAGCTGCGCGCGCAGGGACTGGTTCTTTTCTTGCTCTGTCATGTTGTCTCTCCTATTTGTGAAAACGATCTGACTCCCACCCCTCGAAGGCGAGGGGTAGGTCTTGGGCCCACTCGGGCTGGATACATATCAGGCGGCCGAGCTCCTCCGGAGAGCCCCACCCGACTTTGTTGTGGCACAGGATCTCGTCGTGTACGAGCAGCACTGTGTTGTAGCCGGCGGCTTCTGCGGTCATGAGTCCGAACACCTGGATGTCGCGGGCCGTGGCCTGCACGGCTGACTGGAAGATGCTGGAGCCGATGAGCTTGTCACGCTTCCACTTGCGCGTGAACGAGTCGGTCTGCTCCACGGTCACCACTGCGCGCATCTCGCCCCAGGGAGTCTCGAGCACCTCGACACGGGGCATGGCCCAGCGAATGATCCGGCCGCTGGGTAAGCGCAGCACCAGGAAACTCATGGACTTGTTCACCGCGAGGGCGATCTTGTCGTTGACTTCCTGCCACACACCCGGCGCTTCGACAGCCATGATGGACGCGCGGCCGCAGGCGTGCCAGCAGGCTTGAACCATGTGGTACTTGGCGCGGTAAAGGTCAACGATCTCTTTGCTCCGCTTAAGGTCCAGAGTAACCCCGTACCCTTCGGCGTACTCGATCAGGCCCTTGGCCCCTTGTCCAAACATTGCTCCTAAGCAAGCAGATTTACTGACCTGGCGCTGGTCTTTGGTAACAGATTCGTATGGGATTAAATACAACCCCTCAGATGCAAAGACCTTATATTCATCGAGTCCTTTGGCGAACATCTCGACTTTGTCAGTCTGCCCGCTGATCCAAGACGCAACCCTGTTCTCAACCGATGCCAGATCCGCGTCAAGAAACCTGTACCCCGGTTTTGCTTTCAGCACCCCGCGGGCTGTGCTCACACCCGCGTCCATTAGGCGCTCTCCCCACACCATGCTGGCCAACTCGTAGTCTCCGGTGCCCAGCGTGTCGTGCGCGATTGCGATCTCGTCGTCTTTCAACGAGGGGCGCGCGATGTTCTGCAAGTTCACACCCCCGCGGCTTGCGAACCGACCAGTGCTGGCGCCATGGTACGCCAACATCTGCTTTAAAGTCCCATCAGGCGCCGCGGTGGCCAGCATGGCGTCGAGCTTGGCGACACTTGTCTGGCTTCCCATGGCCCTGATCTCCAGCGCGCGGCGCACTGGCGCCGGCAGTGTCCGTTTGAGCCACGCAGTTACTGTGTCACCCGTCAGGTCTGGGAGCTGGAGGTCCTCCGGCAGTCGGACGTTGCACCAGTCCTGCACCGCTTGGCGCTTATTGGCGTCCGTGACTTGATAGTCCGTGAGGATCTTGAGCTCATTGTTCAGGCGCTCGAGCTCTGCGTCCGTGCACTTGATGATGTTGGCGATCTCCGCGGTGTCCACCGGTACGCCGCGCAGGTTGATCTCCTGGGTCTTCACCCAGGCCGCCTGCTCGTACGGAGAGAGCCGGTGCAGCTTCTTGGTGATGGCCATCTCTGCCACGACGTCTTGCTTACAATAATCAAAAAGCTCCTGCATCAGCGCGGGGTCGTTGTTCCAGCGCGGTGGCTGCACTTTGGCGCGGGACTTCTGCGGGATACACAGCTTCTGGATTAGATACGCGCCACGTTCTTTCTTGAGCAGACTCTCATCCAAGCCCAGGATGTTGCCGCACATGCCGAGCCCTTGTGGCAGGTTCATCGCGGCGGCTTCGGCCATAGGGTCCAACCCCTGCGTAATGCCCACAATAGGCCACCCGTGGTGCTCCGTGAGCCAAGAGAAACATTGATGTTCGAAGGCGTAATTCCAAGCCCGTATCAGGCCCCCCGATTTAATATGCTCCGCTAGGTCCCCCGGGCAGTTCATGTCCGGGGTGTCACCCCACATGCGCACGTCGCCAGGTGTGTCATCAAAGCAGTACGCCATGCACAACGGCTCTGATTCAGCGTCGGCAAAGTATTGAGGTAGCCCTCGCTTAATGTCTGAACCAGAGCGCCACTCGAAGTCGACGGAGCATGCACGGCTCATACATAGCTCCAGAAGTAGCCCTTGTGCTGGCGCTCTTTACCCGCAGCGCACTGCGCGACGTGGCCCTGATTGAACCCGTTCTGCCCGGCTTCTTTAGTAGACGCGAACTCCTTGTTGCTACCCATACCATCAACGGGTGCGCCTAGTACCCGCTTGCGTAACTTCAGCCCGATCGTGTCATGACTGATGAGTCCACAAGCCTTGGCATGCAGCATGTTTTCGGACGCGGTGGCCCACTCCAAATTCTCGACCCTGTTGTCCTGCTTGTCCCCATTGATATGATTTACCTGTGGTTTCATATCAGGATTCGGTATGTGCGTAATGGCCACAAGCCGGTGCGCCAGGTGCATCCATTTGTCCGCGGAGAGACGAACCCGAAAGTATTGCGTGTTGGCCGGCCACTGCTTCAGAACCCTGCCAGCAGCAGTGAATCCTTTGCTACGCGCGGCGCCCCCTGGAGGGAACGCAACGTACCGATCCAAGCTACGGACGCGCCCCAACGTGCTCGCCTGGTACTGGCCCTCGTACCCTGGGACGTCTTTCCAGATTTCTGATGCGCGGCTTGTCATGGCTGCACCTTCCAGAAGTAAGAAGGTCCTGCGTCTCCGACGAATGCGCCAGCGATGTTGAACTCGAAGTAGTCGATCGCGTCGGTGCGGTCCATGCCGCCGGCCATCAAGATATCCAGCACCTTCTCACCGTCGTACAGCGCGGACTGGCCGTGCGGGTGCTGCGCGATTCCGATCAGCGCAGCGTCGTACACCACCTCGCTCAAGAACAGGATGTCTGTGTCCGCCTCGGCGATTAAATCTCGAATGTTTTCCATGGTTGCCTAGTGAAATGACGCTGGGGATCAACGTCTTTAGGGGTGTGTCCGAGGGGGTCCGCGTAAGGCAGCGGTTACTTCAGCCAGAATTACGGAGCCAACCCGTTGTCTCCACAAACACACCTCTAAAGACGGCCCTTGAGGGCCATCGGATAGACGAACTATCCTTTGCGATTACGACAACATGTCGTCTGTCGCGTCCGTGAACGCGCCGAATGCGTCGTCGGCGGTCTTGCGGCCGCTGAACGCTTCGCCCTTACGGACTAGCTGCACACTGTTCAGGTACGCCGCGATGCCGCCGGTGCCCTTGGTGTAGGAGCCCAGGTTGACGGACACACGGCCCCAGTCGCCCGACGTGAAGTCTTTCGGGCCAACCGGGATCAGCTTGTTGCTCGCGTCACGGGTGGTGCCGACCACTGCGGGCGGCTCCTGGGTCTTGGCCGCGATGAAGTAGTGGCCTTTGCACTCTTCGCCATAGCTGGAACCGTCCTGCTTGACGTCCTTGTCACCGTCGCGCAGTGCAACCCACATGCCTGGTGGCAGGGACTTCTTGTTGTCCGTCCAGGTGGACTTTTTCAGCGCGGCGATGGCGTCTTGCACCTTCTTCACCTCGGCGACCGCGGTCTTGGGGATCAGGATGGTGACGCTGTACTCCTCATTTCCATTAAAAGAGTTCAGCTTGGGCTGGAACACAGTGAGGTAGGAGAAGCGGACCAGGTCGGATGCGCCGAGGACCAGTGCTGCGGAGGGAGCTTTTTCAGTTGCCATGGGATAAATTCCTAGAGTTACACGTTTACAGATTTGCCAGCAGGTCCGCTGCTGGCGCCGGTTTTTATTGAAAGTCTTCTTCAGGTGAGCTAGTCGAACTAACCTGCATGGCCTCACGAGGGTCGTCGATCGAGACCACCTCCGGTTTGCCGACTGGCTTGACCACGATGCCCGCCATCATCTCGGTGAACTTTTTCTTGCCGATTGATTTCTCCAACGCTGTCAGGCCCAGGAGCTGGCGCTCGGTTGGGACTGGCGCCATGACAGCGTCGTCCGGGTAGCCCGCTTCGCGCAGCTTGGCCTTGGCCTGGGTCATGTTGCTGATAAAGCGGTTGCTCTTACCCTCAACAATCTTCAGACCCGCGACGGTGTGCTTCTTGTCCACCACCAGGTCGATCACATGCTCCTCGATGTCGTTGGCCCATGCGCGCAGACCCTTGATCTTCAAGAAGATCGCAGCCAGTTCATCGTCCACCAAGAGTGCCGGCAGCGTGAATGCATCACCGGCGACTGCTAGCTGCTGCTCGGCTCTCGCACGGCATTCGCTGCGTACCTTGCACCACTGGCAGCCCTTGGCCGTGGGGTTAAAGTCGCCCGTACCCGCCCAGGCCAGCGCAGCGCGGGGCTGCACGTAGTCGTCCATCCATGCCATCAGCACGTCAGTGTCCATCGTCTCGCTCTCGACAGCGTCGAGGAACGGTTGCACGATCACCATCTCCACCACCGGTGAGCCAAACAGCATGCCGTAGGTGTCGTAAGTGCCGGCGCCGTACAGGCGCATCTGAGGGTTGCCGTCCGCCCAGACCTTGCCGATGCCAAACTTCCAGTCGATGACCTTGATGTACGCCGGTGTGATGATCACTAGATCCGCGGAGCCGAACCCCTCGGGCACCCAGCGGCTGAAGTCCACACGCTCCTCGAGCTTGATGACCACGTTGTCTTTGCCAAACTCAGCCCAAGCGGCATCGATTTGGGTACGACCGTACTCAAAAGCGGTGGCCACGGCGGCCGTCATCTCGGAGTCCCACAGTGGATTGGCGTGGGTGGACGCCGTGTTCTCCTTGTGGTCCTGGACACTGATGATCCCCAGGAACATCCGCAGTGCGGACTCCGTGGACTCATGGCACAAGGTGCCCTTGTTTGCGGCTGTCTTGTCGCCACGCTCCGGTGCGGCGTCGTTCAGGCGCGCGGAGGGCGTGCAGTTCAGCCACATGGAGCTGGAGCTGGCGGAGAGGACCGCGTGCGCACGGGCCGCGTGCTCTATGGCTGCGGTGATTGGTGCGGCGAATCCGATAGCGTGGATCGTCATTCTGGTTTCCCTGGTTTTTTGGTTAATTTCTGGAGCACGGCCTTGGCCGCAGTCCAACGGTTGTTCACCTTGCAGCGCGCAGGGGTCTCTTTGAAGTACTGAGCCCAGGCAGTGAACCCGTTCGCCGAGGCGGCCCAGAGCTTCAAAGACCCCGCCTCGTGCAGCAGTACCGCGGCGTGTGCCACGCGGCACTCCTCCCGCGCCACCTCAATTGGGTTTCGCTTCACTTGACGAACCCGCCCTTGGGGTTGATCAAGCGCAGACCTGTGGGTTTGACCACCGCGTCCGTGACTGCCTCTTCGTTCTGGGTGGCCTGGCGGCCTTTGACCGTGGCGTGCACGATCGATGGCCAGTTCAGGATCAAGAACTGCGCGATCCAGGTGGACGGTTTCTCCAGATCCGGTGTGTCACTGGGGAAACGGACTTCAATCGAGACGTCGCCATTGGCTTCGTCGTTCAAGACGACCACGGCGTCCGCACGCAGGGGGTTGGTAATGTCGCTCATGCTGATGCCTCAAGGAGTTCTACGTAGAAAGCGGCCAGGCTGGAGGTCTTCTCACCCAGGCTGGTCAGGTTGGTGACGCCGTACTTGGCCAGCAGCGCGGCCAGTTGGGCCTTGCCGTCCGTGTGGCTCTGCATCAAGGCGCTGGCCTCGGTGCGGATCATGCTGATGGTGACGACACGCTCCGGCTCCACGGAGGATTCCGCGACCGCCGGAGCATCTGTGCCGGCGCTGACAGAGGTGAAAGATGCCTCCTCAACGCTGCCGGGGTTTTCACCGCCACCAACCGGCTGGGCGGGGGGTGTTACCACCCCAGAGAGTAATTTGTTTTTACGCTTCACAGTAGTAGAACTAACCTGTGCTGGCGCGGCAACACGCACAAAGGGCTCAACGACCTCGATCGTCAGGCGGCTGATGTCGCCTGTCCTGGCAACGTGGTCCACGGCCTCGGCGGTGGATTCAAAGTCGGTCAGGCGGACATTGCCTTCGACATAGAAGCGAATTGCTACTTGCATAATTCTCCTTGCGGTTAGTTGTACTGTCATTTGGTGAGCCAACTATATCGCATTGGGCCGCATTGCGCCGCTTATAAACAATTATTTTTAGGTTGCAGGAAAACAACACCGGGGGGGGCGTAACTAAATGTTACGTCGGGGGATAGACAGAGGTCCCACGTGTGCCTAAAGTCCGCTCCCTGTCACACATAGAGAACCAAAAAATGATCCAATTAAAAACCACCCCCTGTGGGCACGCCGTATGGGTTGTGCCTTTCGAGGACCTTGACCTTTACCTGGAGTGCGCCCGCGTGCGCAGGGCCCTCGGGCGGCCCACCCAGGTGTTCACTGACGCTGCTGCTGGCGCGGCGGCGCTGGCGGCGCTGTCTTAACCCACCGAGCGGCGAAACGCCAGGAACTGCATGACCTCTTTGAACAGGGCCTCGCGCCGGGTCGTGTCCGCCTCCGCGTCCAGCGCGGCGCCCAGCTCGCGGGCCTGCGTGGACATGCCGCTGTCCTGTGGCTGGCGCATGCGGGCCAGCTCGGCCATGATCTTCTCCATCGGGTCAATCACTGGCGCCACCGGTGCGGACATCTCCCAGTGCAGTGGCTTGGCCTGACTACGCTCGGCGTGCATCGCGTAGTTGTACACCTCGCGTGCCTCGACGTTGTCGTCCATCAGGTACGAGAGCGGCACGCGCAGGTAGTCGGCGACCCCCGGGAGCTGCTCAGTGCGTGGCATGGTGCGCACGCCGGCGTCGGGGCTCTCCCACAGGGTGATGGCGCCGCGGGTCACACCCAGCTCGGCAGCGAGCTCCCGTTGTGTGCGCTGCGCGTAAGCCCTGGCCGCACGCAGGCGCTCCCAGAGTTGACTCTTTGTATTGGGCGTCTGCGGCGCGTCCAGCGCCTCTTGTCGCAGTCGTTCCCTGCGATTGGCCGTGCGTAACGCAGCGTCGTCCAGAACAGCGGCGATCGCGGGGTCCAGGTCCTTGGGGCGGTCTTTGCCACGGCCGACGGACAGCGGTGTCTTGGGTTTTGTGGTTGTCATGGTTGCTTTCGGTTAGTTCGGTTACGGTATTGCTACTCTATCTAGCCGGTTGCCGGCGGAGTTGATAATTCGCAAGTGCATTAATCATAGGCAGGGAAGTCGTACTTTCAAGATGATCGTTTATCCAGTGAGCTTTTGCTATGGCGTTCTTGGATTGATAGTCGTTGCCTATTTGCTAGTGCGACTACCCGAATGTAAGATCACACCCCTTTCACCGCAACCTATGGAGTAGACATTTTGAGTACAAAAAATTACGGCGCCTCGCCCGAGGACTGGGCCACATGGTCCACAGTCAACGGGCTCACGCAAGACCTGCTGCCCGTTGTGAGTGACACGTCCATTGAGATCAGCCCAACCAGCGCCATGAAGGAGCTTGGCAAAACACCCAGCGAGATCAACGGCAACGGTATGGCGCGGGGGATTATTAACTGGACCCAGAAGGCTGCCACGGCCACCGAGGTGGACAAGTGGTCCCGGCAGGGTGCGCTGGGCATTTGCCTACAGACCCGTGAGCTGCGCGCCTTGGACGTGGACGTGACTGACCCCGCGCGCGCGGATGCTATTGAGGCCGCGCTGACCCAGCTGATACCGCAAGGGTTCCAGGCCCGGCGGCGCAACAACAGCTCCAAGTTTCTGGTACTGGTACGCGTGCCGTCCGACGAGCCGATCTCCAAGCGCAAGATGCCAGTAGACGGCGGCATCATCGAGCTACTCGCAAGCGGGCAGCAGTGCGTGGTGGCCGGGACACACGCTTCGGGCGCCCGCATTGAGTGGGATGGTGGCAGCGCGCCCGCTACGTTCCCCGAGATGACCCCCGCCGAGCTCGGCTTTGTCTGGGACATGCTGGAGATGGACTTCGCCACGGAGGCGTCAACCACGAGCAGCGCTGGCGCTCGTAAGCGCGAGGCGGACCTGGACCTCGAGGACCCGCTGGCAGACTACCTATATGAAAACAGTCTGGTGCTTGGCACGACCAGTGATGGCGCATTAATTACGGGATGCCCCTGGACTGACGGCCACAGCTCCGGCGTTGAAGGGGACAGCAGTTCTGTCTACTTCCCCGCGGGGGTGAAAGGTTACGCCCACGGCGCTTACGTATGCCTACACGCTTCGTGCGCCGGTAGGAAGACCCACACCTTCGCCAAGATGGTGGGGTTTGTAAATCCCCGTGATCCGGATGCCGACTTCGGTGAGTTCGTGGACGAGGCTGTGGGTGGCGGCGGGGACTCCGATGGGGTGGAGACCCTGTACGCGGGCGACCTGAAGGTGCACGAGGCACATATGGAGGGCCTGCGTAACCAGATCCTGGACTGCGAGTCGGTGGCGTCGCTCGAGCGAGAGCTCGCCCCTGGCCTGGCGCGCGATGCGAGGTATCGCCCGGGCGACCGGGAGCGGATCGCTGGATGGTTCCAAAAGCGTGGTGTACAGCTCGACGTCAAGCTGCCACTGGCCACCGTGCGTAAGTGGCTGACCCTGGTGCCCGACGGCACCACCCGCACCTTCCCGCATGTTTCGCCGGATGGTTACCCGCTGCTGACGATCGAGAACGTCATCACCCTGTGCAATATGCAAACGGTGAGCGTGCGCTACAACCAGATCAGCCGGGAGGTGGAGATCAAGATCCCCGGGGAGAACTACTCGATGGACAACCGGGCGGTGGCGTCTCTGGCCTGGCTGCAGTCCAGCGCGGCCGCCAAGGGCATGAACAACAGCACAGGCATGCTCAAGGCGTACCTGACACAGATCGGCGAGCGCAACAAGTACAACCCAGTGGCCGACTGGGTGCTGTCGCGTGACTGGGATGGCGTGGACCGGCTGGATGGCGCGGGCGGGCTGTACGCCACGGTAGTCCAGGCCGATGGGTTTGACGAGGTGCTCAAGCAGAAGATGATCCGTAAGTGGATGGTCCAGGCGGTGGCCGCGGCGCTGTCAGATGAGGCCGATGCCGTACAGACCCGGGGGGTGCTGGTGCTCACCGGTGGGCAGTACGCGGGTAAGACCCGGTGGCTGCAGGCGCTGTGCAACGGGCACAAGCACCTGGTGCTGCCAGGCCACACCGTGGACCCACATAACAAGGACAGTGTGAAGAAGGCCATCAAGCACTGGCTGTGTGAGTTCGGGGAGCTCGATGCCACCTTTAAGAAGAGCGACATCGCAGCGTTGAAGGCGTTCCTGACCAACCACGGCGACATGATGCGCCTGCCCTACGCCGCCGAGGAGTCCAACTTCCAACGCCGTACCGTGTTCTTTGGCTCGGTCAACGAGGCCAAGTTCCTGGTGGACACGACCGGTAACAGCCGGTTCTGGGTCGTGCCAGTCAAAGAAGTGAACCACGAGCACACCTTGGACATGCAGCAGGTGTGGGCTCAGATCGTGTCTTTATGGAAGGCTGGTGAGAAACATTACTTCACACCAGAGGAAATGGTGGGTGTGAGTAAGAGCGCCGAGGTCTTCCAGCACGAGGATGCGTCCCGGGAGATCGTGGCGTCGCAACTCCGGTTGGCAGAAGCAACCGACGCGCCGGAGAAATTCCAGTGGCAATGGTTGCTGGCGACCGAGGTCGGAGCCCGTTTGACTACAAACGCGAGCGATCGGGTGACCGCGAGATCCGTGGGTGCCGTGTTGCGCGGCGAGAAGCTGCAGTCCAAACACACCGAGTACGGGACGAAATACTTCGTTCCTGTCGGTTTGTTGGGTGTTGGGATCGACTAAAGCCGGTCGCGCAGCGTTCTACTGTCAGGTTTTACCTACTGTCAGCCTTACTGTCAGCCTTACTGTCAGCCGTAACTATATGATTTATATACCTTTTTATAAATACTGACAGTACTGACAGTAAAAATGAATATTTATAAAGGTTATAGAGATGGTTTTTTATTTCATTTGTTTTTTAGGGCTGGGGGTTTGAAAAACCACTGTCAGCCTGTCAGTCTGTCAGCCTGTCAGGTTTATGCGTGAAAGCGTAATCGAAGCTGCGCTGACCGGCGCTATCCGAAAGGCCGGCGGTCAGGCCATTAAGTTGGTTGCGGCGGGCGAGAACGGCTGGCCAGACCGACTGTGTTTATTACCAGGTGGTGTCTTGGCGTTCGCTGAACTCAAGGCGCCAGGCAAGAAGGCAACTGCCCTCCAGCTGCATCGGATCAAGACACTGCAGGACTTGGGGTTTGTTGCCGAGGTGCTGGATAGTCGAACTACCGTGTTGGAATTTGTTAAAGGATTGAGTGATGGAAACGAATAGCAAGGCAACCTGGGTGCCACATGCTTACCAGTCCGCTGGATGCCTAATGGTTCAGGACACACCTGGTGTAGGGCTTTTCTGGAGGCCGGGGACGGGGAAGACTGTCACAGCGTTGACTGCTATCGGTGACCTGCTTATCACGGGCGACCACGGAGACAAGGTACTGATAGTGGCGCCTCTACGGGTCGCACGGGATACATGGGTCAGGGAGGCTGCTAGATGGAGCCACCTGGGGCATTTGAAGGTGCAGCAGGTACTAGGGGGGCAGAAGGAGCGGTTGAGGGCTCTGGCGGCCCCTGCGGACGTCTACGTGATCAACGTGGAGAACTTTGTGTGGTTGGCGGAGCACTACGGCGATGCCTGGCCATTTAAGGTGGTCGTGATCGATGAATATTCAGGGTTCAAGGCTTGGGGGTCTGCTCGCGTTAAGGCCCTGAAGAAGATTCGGGGGTCCATTGGCCGGTTGGTTGGGCTGACGGGGTCTCCTGCAGCGCAGGGCTACGAGTCTCTGTTCACGTTGGTCGGGCTCCTGGACGGTGGGAAGAGGCTAGGGCGCACGCTGACGCAGTTCCGTGACCTGTGGATGGAGCCGGACGCCAGGTCCAGGACGCAGGTGTATAGCTGGAAGCTACGCACCGGCAAGAAGGAAGAGATTGATGCGGCCATCGCCGACATCTGCTACAGCGTGCCAGCGGGTGAGCTGCCGGAGTGCACGTTCAACGACGTGGTCGTGACCCTCGGGGCGTCGGAGCTGGCGCTGTACGAGGAGATGAAGGCCGAGAGCATTGTCACGTTGGGGGGCGACGCGGTCATCGCGGCCAACGCGGCGGTCCTGGTGGGCAAGCTGCAGCAGATCGCGTCTGGTGGGTTGTATGCCGAGGACGGGTCCGTGATTGAGATACATGCGGCCAAGATGGACGCGCTGGAGCGGATTGTGGAAGAAGCCGGCGGCCCTGTGCTGGTCTATTACGGGTTCGTGCATGAGCTGGACCGGCTGAAGTCCGTATTCAAGGACGTAAACCCCTTAAAGACTGCCGCTGATATAGCTCGGTGGAATAAGGGCGGGTCTCGGGTGGCTGCGATGCACCCGGGGAGTGCGTACGGGCTGAACCTGCAGGACGGTGGCGCCACGATCGTGTGGCTGACGCTGCCGTGGAGCCTGGAGCAGTACGAGCAGGCCAACGCCAGGCTGCACCGCCAGGGGCAACGTGAGCCGGTGATCATCCACCGGTTGTTGGTCGAGGACTCGGTGGACTTGGATGTTGTGGACGCGTTGGAGCGTAAGGATTTGGGGCAGAGCGCCATGCTGGCGGCGCTTGGTCGGGTGATTGCTGGATAGTTCGACTAGCCTTACAATGCGCAAAGGGGCCAGGTATTCGGCCTGACCCCTTCACTTTCCACAACGCCAATATTTCAAGGAACGCGTCATGAACAAATCCAATTCTACCTCCGGCATCTACGCTTTTGGAATCCCAAACTCTGACTACGTCAAGTTTGGGATGAGCAAAAACCTTGCTAAAAGAAAGCGAACGCATGAAAAAGCACACGCGCCGCATGGCGCCCTGCGTTTTTGGTCTGAGAGGATTTGCACCCCCGGAGCTTCGGAGGCCGCGCTACTCGAGTTAGCCGTTGCCACACTGGGCGCTGACGCCCGGCTAAACGGGACATTGGAGACTTTTATATGCGGCGAGGATGTCGCCGAGCACATGCTCACCAAGTCTGTTAAACATGTTGTTACTCCAGCAATGGACCCCGCCGTCCAAGAACGGTTTTTCAGGCAGATGTTTTACGCGCAGTACGGGGCTCCACTATCCATGGGTTTTGTAGCGGAAGCAATGACTTGCGGGGTGGCGGAAAAAGACGCACGTGTGTACCACAGGTGGTGCTATTTGTACGACAGGGATGCGAGCCTTGGGGATTTGTTCTCCATTTTTCCTTCAAATGGGCTGGACGGGAAAGACCCGGATGATTGGACACCCGAGGAAGTAATGGATTACGAGCGTGCAACCCGGGAAATGTTCTCCCGAATGGACCAGGGGTTGCCATGTAAATCGGTAATTACAGGTTAGTTCGGCTATGACAAAGAAAACCATCGGCACCCGCGACGCCATGAGCGCCATGCGGGGGATTATTGACAGGTGTCCGATAGGTGGACATTTAGATGCTGCGGATGTTGCCGCGGTGAACGCGCTCACCGGGTGGTTTTGCGTCGCCTACCGGCACGACATCAACCCGGCGTTCCCGACATCAACACGATGCCTGTGGGTGTCTGAGGACGGCAACAGGTTCGACGTGTGGTCGTGGCGCAAGGCGATTGAGGGTAACCGCAACAGACGCAAGGACCTGATGGCCGCGATGCGTTACGCGATACACCCGCAAACCCGGGAATATTTGGCGGGTCAGGTGGCACCTGTGTGCGCGCACTGCGGGAAAGATAGTGAGCTCACCGTGGACCACAGCGCGCCGTCGTTTGTGAATTTGGTGGCCGCGCACTACGATGACATCACCCTCGAGAACCAGGGACCGGGTGGTGGCTGGCGAATAGCGGACCCGCAGCAGGTTGAAATGTGGCAACGATTCCACAAGGAACACGCCAGGTATCAGGTGCTTTGTCGTGGCTGTAACGCCCGCAAAGGTTAGTTCGACTTACAATCACTATCCAAATGACTGACTTAGTAGACGCCGCGGACCTTCAAATCGAGCAAGCACTCGCGTATTCCATCGCGCGCACGTTCGACACGGGTCCCAAGTACTCCCCCAAAGGGTACTGCCACCACTGTGACGACCCCGTCGGGGACCAGCAGATCTTTTGCAACTCGGAATGCGCGGAGGCCGAGCAACGACTGGCCGCCCGTGCTGCCGCCCTTCGAGGTAGAAAATGGAAAAGTTGATCCGTGCAGAGCAGTCATCGGACCTGGGCGAAGCCCACGGTACAGACATCGGGGACGTTGACCTGCTCCGCGCAGCCGGCGCCGCAGCACAAGACCGGAACCTGGACGTGGCCATCGCCATGTGGCGGTTGGTCTCGTTCCAGGACCGGCGCTCGCTCCCCACGGTCATCCGGGGGCTGCAGGTCTTTGCCGCCCGTCAAGGTTGGGACGTCAAGGCCACCAGCATCGCCAAAGTGATCGCGCACAGCATCGACCGGGTCTGCCAGGTCTGCCATGGCCGGGGTCATGCGGTGCTCGAGGGGTCTCCGGTGCTCGCGGAGGAGAACTGCCCGGCCTGTCGGGGTTCTGGCATCCGGGATGCTGGGTTCACAGAGCGTGAGCAGCGCATGGCGGACTACCTGGGGGCGCTGCAGGGGCATGCGCACCACGCCATCAGCGACAAACTACACGGTAAGGATTGATTCGGATTTGGGAACCCAAAAGGGATTAAATTCTCTGCCCCCCTTGGAGGTTGTAAAACCGACTTTTTGGGGTAAAAAACAGCATACCCCGGGGGAGTATATCGATCTGAGGTCCTGCTGACGCGCGCTGCAGGAGCGCCATTTGGGGGTGTATCGTCAGCTCAGTTTTGCGCCGACCTTACCGGCGGGCCGCCCGCACTATCTTTTGGATAGTTTGAGGAGTAAGGTTATCAACCGCGCACAGGGCGTGTCAACATATATTTGCAGGGGGATTTGTGTGGTGGGCTCAAAATTGAGCCGGTGATGCGCACGCGTGGCGCGGGTGCCGTGGTGGCCGAATCAACCCGCCCGAAGGTTACCGGCACAGGCTCAGCTTTGATCCATTAATCTACAGTGGCGCCGCGTGGGTCCACTCAAAATTGAGTTCAGTGGTATGCGTGGTCAGTTTGACCACCCCTGATAGCTACGGGGTCAACTTGACCCACCAGGCCGTCGAGAACCTCACTTCGGGGGTCTCGGGGTACCCCGCACACTGGCAAACGACAGACAACAAAAAACCCGCACTAGGCGGGTTTCTTTTTGGGGGTTAGCGGGTGTTACCGGATAGACAGCCGGGCGTCAAGCATCAGGTCATTCATGCCCATGAGGTCGAGCATGATCTGTTCTTTGGCGGCAAAGATGGCCGTCTCCAACTTGGTGAACCCGACGTAGGCACTGGCCAGGGCCTCACGACCGGCGTCTATCGTGTCGCGTGCCGCCAGTTCAGGGAAGTGCTTCACGGCCAGCGCTTTGAGGCTTTGCCCGTCCATTTTCCCTTTGAGGTAAGCCACGGCCGCAGTGAACATGCCGCCGGGCAGCTGGAGATAGCTGTTCACATGGAATTTACGGTGTAAGCGATTCCAGGTCTCGCCGTGCCCTTGAACACCGGACTCCGCGACCAACTGCACCAGCTCGCGCAGTTCTTGGGCTTGAGCGGGGGAGATGGTGATTGATCCAGCGATCAGCGCCGCTTCCATTTTGTTGAACGTGGTGATGTAAGACTCTTTCCACTGCGCAGCATTTCGACCGGTAAAGCCCATGGCCAGGAAGGTAAACCCGTCGCGGGTCATGCGGTATGCGGGGTCTTTGCGGACGCGCCCGAGACCTAAATCAACGTCGTTTTGTATGCCCTCAAAATTGAGTGCATGAAAACCCGGGCTGCACTCCAAGTTTTTGATGGCTCGCAGTACGTTGTAATGCTGCTTGTTGAAGTGCTCAGCGACTTGGCCGCTGGTGGCGTAAACGTGTGAATTGATAACTTCGAGCACGGGGGTGAAAGCGGAAAGAGCTGTAGTCATGATTGACTCCTGTTAACAAGTTAAAAACCTGTCGCCCTTATTCGCATTGGGGGTGACAGACTGTGTGGGTTGGCGAACCGGTAACAGGAACCGGCACTTTCCCTTGCGAGAAAGTCCCACACAGCCCGTCATAACTGGGGTGTGTTGACGCAAATAAAAAAGCGGCTAACCATTGCGGCGCCGCTTATTGTCTGCGCCTGTTATATCCGGGTCGCCAAACCCGCCCTTGAGTTTCCTCAAGTGAGCGGACTATAACACCCGGAATCTAATTGTCAAGGGCCTAGCGGCCGCGTTTTTGCATGATGTCACCCAAACGCTTACCCAATGGGCTCTGCGGATCATGCACATGGCTAATCATTTTGGGTTTACGAACCTGGTGTTTCTTCCCCCGATAGTCGTCGGGGTAGAGCAGTAGCCCCAGGCCATCGAACCGCGCCAGCATATCCAGGGCGTTGTGCTCACGCGCCGCGGATCTCAGTGCCTCGTACCGCTCCAGGTACTCGGGCCACGCTGGCGACTTGGACGCCAGGGCCGCCAGGGCCTTGGACCAGGGGAAACCCTGGACGTGGTTGCACAGTGTTGCGTAGCTGATCACGGGGTCATATCCATGAAGTAGATTATCCATGGCGACGCGAAGATACAAGCGACGCCGATAGCCCGGGCCAGCTCGTTGAGGTATTTCATATCGACTCCAGCGAGCGAATAGGCTCAGATCCGCCGTACTTGGCCTTGAAGTAACGGCGTGCCAGGCGAGCGCCCTCGGACTCGGACCCAGCGTTGACAGTGACAACGAATTGAATTGTTGCCGGGCCCGGCTTGGCACCCTCGTGGGTTACACCCGCGCGGATTAGGTAGGTGAGTTTCATGCTTTCACCGCACCCAACATCAGCGCCGCAACTTTCCCGCGCTGGTACTCTGCGGGCCAATCCGTCAGCGAAACCGGCGCGCCATCAAACCCGTTCTGCCAGGATGTTCGAGCCCTGTTGGTTGAATACGGGTTCAGGCTTACTCCGTTTTCTCGGTGACAACGGATGTCTTCAGCGACCGCGGCCGTGATTTCTTTCCAGTTTTTGGTGGTCATAAATTCCCCTAAGTTTCCAGGTCTCAAGTGCCTGGCCATATGCGCCGCTCGCGACGCATAAAGCCCGCTCGCTCGCGTTCAGGTAGTCGAACTAACTCCGATGCGGATAAAGCGCGAAGCTTTGGCGCCGTGCGCAATGATCACAGGCGACGCCGCGCGCCCGCGGGCGGACCCGTCACAGGCGCCACACTCCGCGCAGGTTTTCTTTTTGCCTGCCTCTTCACTGGCCGGGCAAACGAACTCACCACGCGCGACCGCGTCACCCGGCCGGACCATACGGAAGGTGCGAAGCCCGATAGAGCGCGCCATCTCACCTTCGGCCGGCGTATCTGCACTGGCCATGCAGAGCGTGCTGATAGCTTCGCGCTGCCCGGCGTCCACACTGTCGTTTAACCATTGGTGCGTATAACCGGTGTGGCCGGCCGCGTCGAGTACCAGGCTTGTCCACACTGCAGCCGGCACGGCCATCGGATCTCCGTAAGTGCCCAGGCGGACCATGCACCCGGCCGCGGCCATGCGTGCGCCTTTGGCGTCTTCGGGGTAGATTCCGCGGACAAAAGCCTTATAGACTGCATTGGCGCCCTGGCCAACATTGACGTAACAGGCGCCGCCTAATATCGGCCGGTGCTTACAGTCCCCGCAAACCGCGTGATCCTGGCCAGTGGCCAGCGCTTCCAGGGGATTAACGTCAGCCCGCATGACGTAGGTTTGCACCATGTCACCGGTCTTTTTGTTAGTCGAACTAGTTATTGCGATCGCGACAATGGGCGCGCCATCGAGCATTGAAGGGCCTTGATAGAGAATGAAACCCGGCATAGTTATTCCTTCGATGCTGCGTTATTGAACACGAAGCAGTAGGACCCATCAGGAAGGCAACCGCCCAGCATGGCGCCGTAGTTGCCGGTATTCCAGGCCAATTTATCCGCCAAGGCTTCCGCGGCCGCCCGGTGCACAGCCTGCCCACTCAGCTCGCGCGGGTAGCTGATAGTCATAGATCCAGCGCTACAGGCCGCTTTAATACGCGAGCCCCTGGTGTTGGTGGCCGGTAGATATTTTGTTTGTATAGCTTGCATGTTGTGCACCTCTCAAATTAACCCAGGCGGAATACCTGGCCAAATGCGCCGCACGCGACGCAATCGGCCGGGATTACTCCGTGCGCAGCGCCGCGGACAGTTGCTTTGACTTCATGCGGTACTCCGCGAGCCCATCAGTTAGTCGAACTGTCCAACCCATACGGGGGGCGTTGGGGCGCACCAGGGTGTACGACACCCCCGCGTACTTCACGACCAACCCGGCCGCGGGTTTGTGCGTTGCGCGTTTGGCCGCGTGCTGCTTGCGTACAGCCTCACGCCATGCGACCGCGTAGCCCGTGGGCGCACTGGCCAGGTCAAGATATGAAATAGGGCAATCGTAGTAATTGGGCCCAACGGTTTCGTCCATAGCCTTCGAGCCCCATCCAGACTCCCGGCCGCCACCTGCCAGCAGATCCAGGCCGATCCAGGTAACTCCGGCCGTGCGTGCCAAATACCAATGACGGTTACCAACGGTGCACGCTTTAAGCAGCTCTGTACCAGGCGCCCAACGGTCCGCGCGCCGCAGGTCCGCAATTAATGCTTTTTTGTCGTATGACGTCGAATACGCAAAGGTCCAACCCATTACGCCACCTCTTTTACGTTAGAGCAACTATCCCAAGTCCGCGAGTCACCAGGCTTTGGCATGCTCCGGGGTGTCGCCATATAAACCCAGTCGCCATGGGCGAATATGTAGATAAATTCAGCGTCACAGTTCCAGGCTTGTCGCACCAGGGAATCAAGGCCAGGCGCACGCTTTGCAGCACAGCCGGTCTCGCCGCGGTCGCGAGTGTATGAGGTGCACCAGCTGGGGGCGCCTTCGGGCGCGTGCTGCTCAAAACCATGTTGCTCGCCAATAGTCTCGCCCATGGTTGACAGGTCCCCCAGCTTTATGAGCTCGCGCGCCAACTTCAAGGACTTGTAATGCTTGTTCAGGATTACAGCGTGATGCTCGGGGTATCCGTCCCAGTGTGTATAAATTGACTTGATCGCGCCGCTTGGTAGCTGGATGCCGATACGTGCTCTGGTGCCCATGATGTATACCTCTTAAATTAAACCCTGCGAAATGCTGGGATGGTCTAAGTATAGGCAACAACACCACAAATAGATAGTACGACTAGCCCAATGCAACACGAAATACCACATCTATATTTTGATCGAGTGCGCGGATACGATAGGCAAGCACTATGCTGAAGCCCTGAAGTTGTAATAATTCATTAATTAATGCACAATGCATAGGGTTATGCAATCCATGCATAACTACCTGGTAAGCTAATCTAAGGGTATCCCGCGTGCACCAGGCCGCACCATGCACTGGCCGCGCCATACGCCGGCGCCGCCACTGGTACGCTACCGTACCGACTGCATCAGGTCGAGCCGAACGACACCGGCCGAACATGGCGACTCGTGCCACGTCGTGCACGCGCAGTGCACCAGGTCACAGCAACGCCAGCACCTGCGCCATTGTGTGATGCCTGATACAGGCACCACTCCACACCCACGCACCCCTAATCCTGGAAACCAGATTCCTAAATTCTCGGATTTGAAGGGGGACGACTTGACCCCCGGGTACACCCCAAACCTCGCCGCGCCTGCCGCGCCCTTGCACCCAATTACTTCACGCACGCATAGGGCAAATTTGGCAAAACAAATCTGGACCCCCACCCCACCGGCATAAATTCTGTGTACCGAGAAATAAAACCCCCGGTATATCTACAAAAATTCCTACAACGTACCGAGATGTTGTAAACTTGCCTCGGGGTAGTTCGTCTGTCCCTTTGGCCGTTTTGGCCTGTACAGGAAAACCAAAATGGCAGAAACGATCACGATCACCAAGAACGACGACGGGACCTTCCAGGTAACCGAGTCGCAGGACGACCCGTCCGCAGGTGATCAACCAATGAACGAGACGGCCGCATCGCTGGACGAAGTGCTCGGACTGGTGCAGAAGGCACTCTCCGACGAAGTAGACCCCCGCCAGGCAGCCTGGAATCAAGAAGCGGCTGCACGGGATCAACCCACACACGCGGCCCAACCACAACCAATGTAAGGAGCCACCATGGCAACCTCGACCACAAGCAAAGTTTCTACAGCGTCTATCCCTGTGAAGATCTCGGTCCCTGCGACCAAGATCCCAAGCACCGGCACACCGAGCGGCCCCAAGGGCTACTCCGCAAACGTCATCCCCGGCAAGGTCTAACTTGGAACCTCTCTCAACGGCCGTCAAGAAGACTTTGGGGCGCAAACCCCCAGGCGTTGAGAAGCCACGCAAAGAGGTCAAGTACGGCGGCTTCCTGAGTGGCTCGATGGCCCGGATACAAGCCGAGAACAAAGCGGCGCCCACGAAGTTGTACATCGACCCCAAGCGCACGGCCAGTGGTGCCAGCGCACGCGCGGGCAAGATGAACCTCAAGGCGGTGGCCGAGGTTCTGATGGAGCAGGGCCTGGACCCCACGGTAGAGATCGTGAAGATCCTCAAAGCCGGAACGCTTGAGGCGGATGTCCAGGCGAGGGTCCTCATGACGCTCATGGAGTTCGTGCACGCCAAGAAGAAGTCGGTGGAAATCTCGGGCGCTGACGGCGGGGCTATTCAGATCGAACATGTCTCGGATGCAGCACTGATGAAGATCGCCATGCAGGCACTACCGAACGCAGACGTAATCGACGTCTAACACCGCAACCAAGGCGCCCAACCTACGGCGCCAAGGAGAACAAATTTGGCTACGAAGAAACTCAGCGACCTGACGCCCCAGGAGGCGGCCAAGTTCCTGCTTGCACGCAAGGCGGCCAGGGAGAGCTTCCTTGGGTTTTGCAAGTACATGCAGCCGGAGGATCAGCAGCCACAGGCGCACCACATATTGATCGCCAACGCGCTCGACAAGGTGTCCCTAGGGACGAGTAACAGGGTGATGTTGACGCTTCCACCCGGTAGCGCAAAATCCACGTTCGGAAGCGGGCTCTTCCCAGCGTACTTCCTGGGTAAGCACCCCGGCGCCAGCATCATCGCGGGCAGCCACACCACGGCGTTCGCTGAACGGTGGGGCCGCAGGGTGAGGAACATGGTGGGGGAGAAGACGTACCAGCAGGTGTTTGACTTGCAGGTGGCCGGCGACTCCGCGGCAGCGGGGCAGTGGTCCACCAGCGGAGGCGGCGAGTACTTCGCCGTTGGCGCGGGCGCCCGTGTACAGGGGCGCCGGGCGGATTGCCTTCTTGGCGGGACCGCGGTATCCGTTGTCGGCGGCCATAAAGCCATTGAACACGTTGTTGTCGGCGACAGGGTAATCACCCCACTGGGCATTCGGCACGTCCTCGCGCTATCAACGAGCGTCGCGGGGAGCTGGCTAGAGTTGCGATTCGAGTGTGGGCGCGTGGTTAACGCGACTCCCAACCACCGGTTCAAAGTGAGCACTGAGCGTCCGGGTGACATCGTGATAGTTAGTAACTGGGTTGCGGCCAAGGACATGAGGGTTGGCAACTGGTGCCTAACGGAATGTGTTGATGGTTCAAGCTCACGCTTAACCAGGGTAACGGTACATACGGGGCAGGCGCTAGTCTATGACATCCAGGTAGAAGGGGCCCAGTGCTTCTTCGCGAACGGAATCCTGGTCCACAACTGCATGATTATCGATGACCCCTTCGGGTCACGAGAGGACGCGGACAGTGAGCTGATCCGCACGCGACTTTGGGATTGGTACAAATTTGACTTGTCCCCGCGTTTGAAACCCGGTGGGCGGGTGGTGTTGATCAACACCCGTTATCACATGGACGACTTGGCGGGGAAGCTACTGGAGACGGAGCCTGAAAAGTGGGAGGTTATCAATCTGCCGATGGAGGCAGAAGATGAGAATGACCCACTTGGCAGAAAAGTTGGCGAGCGGCTGTGGCCCGAGTGGTTTACCCAGGAGATGGTTGACGACGCCAAGCGGGACCCCCGGACTTGGTCGAGCCTCTACCAGCAGCGGCCAGTGCCGCTCGGGGGTGGCGAGCTCAAGAAGTCCTGGGTCCAGTACTACGACCACGCCCACTTCACCAACATGCCTAAGATCATGCTGGTTGACCCCGCCGGCGGGCGCAAGGACAAGAAGTCTGACTACACCGCGATCTGGGTGATCGGGTTGGGGGAGGACGAGAACCTGTACGTGTTGGACATGGTCCGAGACCGGATCAACATGGCAGAAAGAACAGAGATCATCTTCCGGCTGCACCGTAAATGGAAGCCCGCGCAGACGCGGGTCGAACGCTACGGTCTCATGGCTGACGTTGAAAATCTGAAGAACGAGATGAACCGGCGCAACTACCGGTTCCCGTTGCTGGAGGTCGGAGGCGCCACCAAGAAGGAAGACCGGATCAGACGTCTGGTGCCGTACTTCATGGGCGGGAGGGTGTGGTTCCCAAGGGAGCTGATGTACACAGACTACTCCGGCAAGTCAAAAGATTTGGTCAGAGCCTTCGTCGAGGAGGAGCTGGCGGTGTTCCCTGTTGGTGCGTTTGATGACATGTTAGACGCACTTGCGCGAATCGCAGAGCCAACGCTGGATCTGCCATGGCCATCGAAGAACGACTGGGCGCAACTCCCGGTCCTGGACTTCGGTTGCCTGGACCCAGAAGTCGGATATTAATTTTCATGCGCGAGAGCGCAAACCAGTTCCTCCTTGCGGTGGAAAGCGTAGCCCTGCGCGCAAAGGTTTTACTGCCGCTGGGCAGTGAGGCAGGGCACCCAGCACTTATTTAGGAACCCATCAATGGCAGATATAGCAAACCCATCAGACTTCCCCGACGTCGACGTCGAGCAAGACCAGGCACAGATGCGCATGGAGCAGCAGGAGAAACTGCAGATCTTCGGCGCCAGCCTGGCCAAGAAGCGTGATGAGTGGGTACGTGCACGCGCGTCCGCCGGGGTTGACAAGCGGTTCAAAGAAGACACGGACCAGTACCACGGACGCGACGCAGCCAACCGCACGGCCACATCGATGATGGGTAGCGTTGAGGCCGGGTTCCCGCAGCAAGCGGTCACGACCAACCGGGCCACCCGCTCTACGCTCTTCGTGGGTGTCACGCGCCAGAAGGTGAACGCCGGCGAGGCGCGCCTCTCCGACATCGTGCTGCCCAGCGATGACCGTAACTTCGGCATCGACCCAACCCCGGACCCTGAGATGGTCAAGGGGATGAAGAACGAAGAGCAAGCGATTAACCCACAGACGGGCCAGCCGATGATGGGGCCCGATGGCCAGCCGCTGAAGATGTCAGCGATTGCTCAAGCCGCGCATAAGGCGGCACGCGTCGCGTCGGACGGTATGCAGGACGCCATCGACGACCAACTCACGGAGTGTGACTTCAACGGGGAGACCCGCAAGATGCTGCACGACTGTGGCCTGTACGGCACCGGCGTGATGAAAGGGCCTGTAGTGGTTAGTAGGACTCGCAAGTCGTGGTCCAAACAGATTGACCAGACCGGCCAGTCCACTCGGGTGCTCGAGCTCAAAGAGACGCTGAAGCCCGCAAGTTTCCGGGTGGACCCACGCAAGTGTTTCCCGGACCCATCGTGCGGTGATGACATCCACGACGGCAGCGGCCACTTCGAGTACGACAACATGACGGCCAAGCGCGTGCGCGACTTGGTCAAGCAACCGGGCTACATGAAAGAGCAACTGGCCAAGGTGCTGGACGACAAGCCAAAGAACAGCGCCGCCTTTGACGACCTGCGGGACATCGATCAGCGCCGGGATCTGAAGGGTGACGACACCTACGAGAAGTGGGAGTACTGGGGTGAGCTGGACTCCGAGGACCTGCTGGCCGCAGGTGTTGACCTTGGAGCTGGCAACGGGAGCGACCCGTTGAAGTCGGTCAGTGGCGTGGTCGAGATGATCGGCGACGTGGTGGTGCGCGCGTACAAGAACCCGCTGGAGGACGGTGCGCTGCCCTACGACTACCTACCCTGGGAGAAGGTCTCTGACTCACCATGGGGCTACGGCATCGCGCACCTGATGCGCGCACAGCAGCAGGTTACCAACGCGTCTTGGCGCCAGCTCATGGACAACGCGGGCATCAGCTCGGGCCCGCAGATCGTGGTGAAGTCCTCCACGATCAAGCCGGCGGACGGTAAGTGGGAGATCGGGCCACGCAAGATTTGGCTGGCGTCCGAGGAGACCCAGGACGTGCGCCAGGCGTTCACGTCCATCCAGTTCGACTCGAAGCAGGCAGAGCTGGCCAACATCCTGAAGATGGCCGAGGCCCTTGCGGACCAAGAGACGGCCGTGCCTGACATGGTGCAGGGTGACAAGGGCGGGACGCAGGAGACCGTTGGCGGCATGCAGATGCGCATGAACGGCAGCAACGTCGTGCTGCGCCGCTTGGTCAAGCAGTTCGATGACTTCTTCATGAAGCCGCACATCCGCCGCTACTACGACTTCAACATGGCGTACTCGGAGGACGAGAGCATCAAGGGTGACTTTGATGTGAACCCCCGCGGCTCCAGCGCGCTGATGATTCGGGACATCCAGAACCAGGCGTTCCTGGGGTTGCTGCAGATGGCGGCCAACCCGGTGTTTGCGCCGATGCTGGATCCCAAGCGCCTCTTCGAAAAAGCGTTGCGGGCGCAGCATGTCGATCCAACCGACATCATGCGTACGGACGAGGAGATCGCACAGGCGCAACAGCAGCAGGCACAGAACCAGCAACCGGACCCACGTATCCAGGCCGCGCAGCTGCGGGCCAACGCGGACGTCGAGCGCGAGAAGATGCGGGTCCAAGAGGGCCAGATGACAGCCCAGACCAAGATGAACATCGCGCAGATGACCGAGAGCTCCCGCATGCAGGAGCTGCAGGTGGAGCGCGAGATCGCCATGCTGCGGCTGTCGGCGGACCAGAACGTCTCACTGGACAAGATCAAGGCCATGCTCGCGGACACCGCGCTGCGGGAGCGGACCAAGAAAGAGATCACCAGCGCCACGCTCGAGATGCAGGCGCACATTCACCACAATCCAAAAACTGTTCAAGGAATCTAAATGTCTACTCTCTACATCACCGAGTTCACCAACCAAGGCACGGACATGCTGGGGCGCCCCTCGCCCATCGCGGCGCTGATGCCAGTTGCGCAGCAGACAGTGTCGATCAGCGCGGGGAGTCTCCAGAGCGCGGTGCTCAACGCGAGTACGACACTTGTGCGGATCAACACGGACAGCTCGTGCTCCCTGGAGACTGGGGTCAACCCCACGGCAACGACCGCGAAGATGCGGATGCCCGCGGACAGCACGGAGTACTTTGGAGTGCAGTCCAACAGCGGCCTGAAGATCGCAGTCATCGCGAACTAAGAACATGTACGGCATCGGATCATTGGCGCTCGGCGCCCCCGGAAAACTAACGGTGCTGCAGCGCGCCATCGCTCTCCTGCGCAAATTCGGCACCAACGCCCACGTCTACCTCCCCGGCGTAGGAACTCTCAACGGCCTCCAAGCTGCAAACTACCTAGACAGCGCAGGCACGACGCAAGGCACAGTGGATCAGCCTGTGGGGTTGGCGCTGGATGCGGAGGGTGTGTTGGGGGTGGAGTTGGTTACGAATGGTGACTTTAGTGCGGGGGCTACGGGGTGGACGCTTACGGGTGGTTGGTCTGTATCTGGCGGCACCGCACAAAACTCAGGCACTCTTGGTTCAATAACTCAGACCGTTGGAACTTTGACGATTGGTAAGTCGTATGTCGCCACATTCAACTGTACGAGCACGCTAACACTCAACGCGGTTTTTGGCGGGGCTTATGTCACCATCACCCCGGTAATCGGGCTCAACACGGTCTTTGGCGTATGTACCGGGTCAACGGCGCTTGCTTTCCAAGGGGCAAACGTAACAACCGGCATAGATAACGTATCTTGCAAAGAGATCACCGGCATCCACGCAAGACAGTCCACAACGCCAGCGAAACCCGTGCTGCGGCGGGGGGCTGTGAATTTGCTCCAGTACTCACAGGACTTTACGAATGCGGCTTGGGTGAAGGTTACTAGCTCAATTACAGCTACCGGGATTAATGATCCCTTTGGTGGTACGTCTGCTGTAACTCTTACTGCGTCGGCGTCTACAGGCATCCTTTATCAGACAGTTTCATCCTTTACAGGCATAGGAGCAATCTGGATTCGTCGTAGGTCAGGGTCAGGAGATATACAACTGGGTGGGGCAGATAATGCGAATTACACCGCGGTCGGCGTGAATGGAAATTGGCAACTATTCGTATATCCCGGCGGGGCAAAAACAGGGGTGTTTGGTCTAATCCTGCAAATTGTTGGGAACGGTGATTCGGTTGATATTTGCTTTGGTGGAGCCTTCACCGGCACCTACACAGCCTCCGACATCATCAAACTGGGTGGCATCCCCCTCACGACAACAGCACCAGCATCAACGGCACTTGGCCCGTACTTCTGGCAGTTCGACGGTGTAGACGATTCGCTGTCTTTGAGTGGGCCGCTGTTTCAGATGAGCGATGACCATTGTGTGATTGCGGGGGTACGCTTTACAAACCCGGCGATGTACCCGTCCGTATTAACTGCTGCTATTGGTTCTCCGGCAGCGGTGTGTCGTATGTATGCGGATTCACCGGAGTGGGGTGGCAAATTAGTTGTTGCGTACACCAATGACGCAGGAACAACCACCGCAGCTATAGCATCAGCGTATATAGCTGGCTCGGATGTGGTATTCACAAGCACCAAACAAGGCGGCTTCTGCCGTGCAGATATGGACATGGCGCAAGGTACTCCTGTTGCTGCACCAGCGGGTGTGTTTACAGTCGGGAACGGGTCAATTGGTGGCGTTATAGCCGGTGGAGTTGGTGCCATAGTGTCCGTCAAAGGTTCAGTTTCTTCGGCTGACTTAATCACGCTTAAACGGTTCGTCGCATCCCTGCAAGGGCGCTCGATATGACCATCCTCTACTGCTTCGCAGCCTACTCCATCGGCCTTCTCATGGGCGTCTGCGGGGTATTGATGGCAATGGCAAACACCGGGCGGTGCGATAACTGCCCACAGCACAAGGATGCACCATGGAAATAACTTACAAAGCGCAAGCTCTTTTTAAACTAGGTCAAAAACCCGGTGAGACTCCGCATCAAGCATGGCGCGAAGTGACCAGTATGTACGACGACCTCGTTAGCGCATCAAAAATAGTTGCTGAATACGAGCAAGATGGGCTTGAGGCTCGCATTGTGAAGATCACAACAACCACCGAGATTGTTGAATGAGCTACGACAACACCCTGACGATCAAAGCCTGTACCTGCTGCAATCTTGATAAAGTGGTATCTGCGTTCTATATGAATGGCAGCAAGGCAATGGCCGTATGCAAAGAATGCTGGAAGGACAAGGTGAATGCCAAGGCAAAGGCAAAGGCCGCACTGAAGCCGAAGGCACGGCTTTATAAAATCACATCCGAGGCAGAGGTCACGCTGGAAATGGTAGACCACTACTTCAACTATGACGCTTCCACTGGGAGTTTTACACGTCGTATTGGTGTTGGTGGATTGGCACCAAGTGGGTCTTTAGCTGGAAGCATTAACGACTCAGGCTACGTGGTCATCTGCATGGCAGGCAAAGACATTCGCGCTCACCGCCTTGTGTGGTTTATGGAGAATGGTGAATTCCCAGCAGCCGGGTTAGTTGTCGATCACATCAACAGAAACCCAGTCGATAACCGAATTGAAAACCTCCGTGTTGTTTCCCAGAAGATCAACTCTCACAACATAACGAAACCAAAGAAACAGGGTGTATCGGGATTTCTTGGAGTGAGAAAGTTCAGGGAGCGATTTACAGCCCGAATAAACGACACATTTGGCAGAGGAATACAAATAGGTACGTTTGACACGCCAGAGCAGGCGAGCGCAGCGTACTGGGCGGCAAAGAATTCAATGTATCCAGAGGCAGTTATCGCATGAGCAACTACGACCAAAAAATTACCATAACTCTGCCGGTGGCCTTGGCAGATATTGCATCCCGCATAGGCAGGGCAATGGATAGTGATGTCGGTGGAGAGCGATCATTCACGCGCATCGTGACCAGCACAGACGCTAAAGGCTTGCCCGTGTACGGCGACACGATCAGCATGACCACGCCTTGCACGACTGCTTTTAAGGCACAGGCCACCTACATGCTTGCAAACCCAGAATCACTCCACGCGGCTGTCGAAGCTGATTACGCGGTGCGCTGGGTTGATCTGGTAGCGCCTACGCTGGATGAGTGCCAAGCGTTTTGCGCTGGGGTGATTCCAGAGCCCATTGTTGCAAGCACGCAAATACTGTTGTAGAATCACTTCGGGGTAGTTCGTCTATCCCAAACCTAAACACCGCATGAAGATCGATTTTTCCTCCACGCAATGGCTGGCCATTGCTGACTTCCTCCAAAAAGAACAAGCGCGTCTACGCACAATGAACGACGCAGTTGGTTTGGATGAACCGGCAACCAACGCCTTGCGTGGTGAGATACGACTCTGCAAAAAATTGCTTGCTTTGCCGGAAACGGCGAACCGAGACTATGGGGTTGGGCTGGCCGAATAGGTTCGCTTGACTGTTTGTAAGAGGGCTCCGTAAGGGGCCTTTGTCGTTTCTGGAGATGAAACTGTGAATGAAGAACTTGAAGTTGGAACCACTGAGCCACAAGCTGAGTGGGACTCAGTCACCGCTGAACGTGCTAGTGAGACACCGGCAGAACCAGCGGCCGAGGCGTTTAAAGACGCGCCAGCAGAAGAGTCCGTAGCAACCCCCGAGGTGGCTGCGGTGGTCGAACCGGAACCAGCACCCGCTGATCCACTGGAGGCATTACCCCCAGCGGTACGCGAGCGGTTGGCGAAGATGGACCGGCTTGAGCAGCAGTTGATGCAACAGAGCAACGACATGAAATCCGCTATCGGGCGGGTGGCGCATATTCAAAAAGAGCTTGACGCGGCGAAACACGCTGCGTCCGTCGCGGGTAAAAACGCGCCGAGCCAGGCTCAGATTGCTGTTGCGTCCAAGAACCCCGATAAGTGGGACGCGATGAAAGCGGATTTCCCCGACTGGGGAGATGCCATCGATGAGTTACTGAATCACAGATTGGCGGGCCTGCAACAACCGGCGGCTGCAAACATCGACCCAGCCCAAGTGGCGCAGGAGATGTCGCAGCAGGTGGACGCGTTGCGGGAAGAGAGCCGAAAGGAGATCGAGGAGTACAAGGTCGAGCTGAAACACGGCGACGACTGGAAGGCCAAGATCAACACGCAGGAGTTTTCTGCGTGGTTCACTGCCCAAGACGCATCCACCAAGGAGCTGGCGGCTAGTCCGAAAGGATCAGACGCTGTCAAGTTGCTGGACATGTTCGACAAGGCCGCAGCGAAACCTGTGACAGAAGTAAAGAACGAACGCACATCGCGGCTACAAGCGGCAGCGACACAGCGCCCTGGGCAGGCACCGCCTCCGAAAACGGAGGACGACATGTCGCCCGAGGAGCTGTGGGCATACATGGCCAAGCAACGCAAATCGGCGTAGTTTGGTTAGTTCCACTATCTATTAAGGAGCCACCATGACAATCCAAGGCTACAGTTCATCCGCGTCACGAAATCTAATCCGTGCCGCACAAGACATGCTCGCGCATGCACAACCCATCACCGTTCTGGGCGACTTCGGCACCCAGCGCGAGATGCCCCAAAACGCTACGGACACTCTGGTGTTCCGTCGCACGCTGCCGTTCGCGGCCAGCGCAGCAGGAACCACCATTGAGAGCTCGGCGCGTTACGTTGGAACCCCGGTGGTTTCTGCGGCATCGTTCGTACTCGGTGAAGGCGCTACGCCCAATGCAAACAGCATCTCCTTCCAGGACGTGACTGTTCAGTTGCAACAGTACGGTCTGCTGTTTAAGTACAGCTCCAAGGTCGAGCTGTTGTACGAAGACGACATCCCTGGTGAGATGGTCAAGTTGACCGGCGAGACCATGGCTGAAGTCTTGGAACTGGTGCGTTACGGCGTACTGAAAGCCGGCTCCACTGTGTTGTACGCCAACGGCTCCAGCCGCGCGGCCGTCAATACCCCCATCAGCTTGAACGCATTGCGCCGTGCTGCCCGTACGTTGGAATCGAACCGCGCCAAGCGGATCTCCAGCCGCCTGGCTCCTGGTGTGAACTTCGCCACTCGCGCGGTCCAGCCAGCGTTCATCGTGTTTGTTCACACTGACGCGGTGTCCGACATCCGTAACTTGCCCAACTTCACCAAGGTGGAAGAGTACGGCCAGTTCAAGCCATTGCACGACAACGAAATCGGTGCCTGCGAAGACTACCGTTTCATCAAGTCACCTCTGTTGGCCAGCTTCGCTGCGTCCGGCTCGAGCACCTTGAATGGTTCGTTGTCTGTCGGCGGGTCCTCGGTTGACGTGTACCCGTTCATCATCATCGGTGAAGACGCTTGGGGCCAGGTCGCGCTGAAGGGCATGAATGCTCTGAAGCCCGTCGTGCTCAAGGCCAGCCAAGTCAACCACGCCAACCCACTGGGTCAGTTTGGTTACGTTGGTGCCAGCACCTGGTTCGCAACTGTTCGCTTGAACGAAGCCTGGATGGCCCGTCTCGAGTGCGCGGTAACTGCTCTGTAATTGAACAGGGCCTCACGGCCCTGTTCCTTTCATAGGAAACACAGATGCAAAACATCAAGCTTCGCCTGCAGGCTCAATCGGACCAGAAGGACCGCGAGAACCTGACACTGGCTTTCTACTCGTTGCACAACTCCATGGTGTTGTCTTCGTTCGGCCTGACGGCCACAGCCGCTACTGCTCTGGGTAAAACCGGGGCGACCGCGGCTTGGGCTCTGGTCAATGGTGTGTCAGTCAAGGTGGCCGCGTCCACCGCGTTGCCCGCAATCACCACAGCCAGCAGCATGACCACCGGTCAGAAGACGGCGATCGCCTACTTCGTAGACGCAGCTGGCGCCATCACGGCGTCACCGGGTGCCGTGGTCGCTTCTGCTGCCGCGCTGCAGATCCCGAATGTGCCCAACACAAACGTGGTCTGTATCGGATACATCTTCATCGAGGCAGCTACCACCTTCACTGGTGGTTCTACGAACCTCGACGCAGCAAGTATTACGACCTCGTTTATCAGCCTCACCGGCGGCGTGTCCGCTTCCGTAACTTTGTAAGGAGACACACAATGTCTTTATCTCTTGAGCAAGCCTCTTCAGGCACTTTCGTTTTCGCCAAAGCAGGTTTGGCTATCGGCTCTACCACCAGCCAGTTGTCCCGCGCCACCGCGGTGCCCTTCTGTATTGATGGTGTGTTCGCCACCAACTTGGCCACCTCGGCCACGTTCGCCATGGTGGCCACCACGGGCTACGTGATCAACACGGTCATCCCTGTTGGCAACAAGAGCGCCTTCGGCGTTTGGGTTGACGCAGCTGGCGCCGTAACGGTTACACAGGGCGCGATCACACCGTACTCCGTGTCTACCGACAAGGCGGCACCGCCTCCTAACCCAGGCGCCCGCGCTTTGGTTGGTGTTGCGGTTGTGACCAACCCATCGCTGGCAGCCAACGGCGGTTTCCGCCCAGGCACTGACGCGCTGGCCACGACTGTGACCACTGCGTACCACGACACCTTTAGCCCATCGGCTACTGGCTACGCGTAAGCACCGGCTACCTCCGGGAAACAAGGGCTCCTCCGGGAGCCCTTTTCTTTTGTATCGCAAGGAGAAATCAATATGGCAACTTCCAAATCAATTGGCTACGCGGGTATCGAGCATCTGACCAAAGCAGGCGTGTCTATCGATGACGACCAGATCGACATCCAGAAAGTAGCGGAGTCTGACCTGGCACGTATCGCCGGCGAAGAGTCGTTCATGCAGGAGCTGGTCACGATCCGCATCGCGCAGTCGATCGACCAGAACGCGTCCCCGTACGCAGTGCTGGTGTGTAACGGCGCGGAGAACCGCATCGTGGTCCCCCGTGGCAAACCCACAGTGGTCAAACGCATGCATGTCGAGATTCTGGCGCGCATGAAAGAGCTGCGCTACAACCAGCGCCAAGCGCAGAGTGGCAACCTGGAAGACGGCAACATGCTGTACCAAAGTGTTGGTCAGGTCTACCCGTTTGAGATTGTGAAAGACGACAACCCGGTGGGCCGCACCTGGTGTGAAAACATCCTGGCTGAGCCCGCGTAAGGACTGACCCATGAACCTCTTACAACTTGTGCAGGCCGCAAAACGGGAGGCCGGAATCTCTGGGGCCAACCCGGTTACGGTACAGAACCCGGTTGAGGAGGTCGCTCGCGTTGTTGGATGGGTGAACGCCGCGTGGTTGGACATCCAGACGTTACATAACGAGTGGGAGTTCATGCGTGGGTCGTTCAGTTTTAATACGGTGGCGGGGCAGGGGGAGTACACACCGGTGCAAGCCGGGGTTTACCTACCGGCCACTCCGACCGTATCCAACTTAGGCTCCTGGAAGAAGGACAGCTTCCGCAAGTATTTAGACAGCAACGGGTCCGCGACGGAGGCGTATCTACCGTTCCTGGAGTACAACACGTTCCGCAACATGTATTTGTTCGGTGCGATGCGCACGCAGCGGACCGCGCCAGCTACGTTTTCTGTGAACCCCGGGAAGAACCTGGTGATCGGGAACCTGCCGGACGACGTGTACAACATCAATGGTGAGTATTTTGCGATGCCGGGCGCCATGGCGCTCGACGTAGACACACCAAACATGCCGGCGCAGTTCCACATGGCCATCGTGTGGAAGGCGCTCGCGCACTATGGTATGTACGAGGCGGCATCAGAGGCCGTACAAAAAGGTGAGCGTGAGTATTCACGCCTACTGTCCAGGCTAGAGGCCGACCAGTTGCCTATGATCACATTTGGGGCGCCGTTGGCATGAGCGCAAACCTGCCACAAGTCCAGTCGGAGTTCTTCCCAATGGGTGGCGGGCTTGACCTGGTCACGCCACAAATCGCGCTCTCACCCGGCAAGCTGTTTGATGCCCAGAACTATGAGCCCGAAGTGTCAGGGGGCTATTCGCGCATCGACGGCTACGAGCGGTTTGATGGCCGCCAGGCTCCAACTGGCTCCCCGTACTGGATCATGCAAGCCACGATCACAGGTACGTTGGCCGTTGGCAACAACATCACGGGTTTGACATCTTCAGCAACTGGGCGCATCTTGTACATCGACGGCACCAAGCTGGTACTGGGCCGCGTTACAGGGACTTTTGCCAACACGGAGGCGCTGCAAGTTGCAGCCGTCACGCAAGCCACATCCACCACAACCGCGGTTGTATCGAACGAGCCAGATGCATCCAATGATGCGGACTACACGCTGCTGGCGGCAAATGATCGCCGCGCAGACATCGTGGCAGTCCCCGGCTCTGGTCCGATTCGCGGCGTTGCCGTCTACAAAGATACCGTCTACGCATTCCGCGACAATGCGGGGGGCACAGCCGGTGATGTTTACAAATCCACCGCAGCGGGCTGGGTGCAGGTTGCGCTGGGGACTGAAATTCAGTTCACCACGGGTTTGTCGGCCATTGTTGCAGGCAACACTATCACGGGCGGCACCAGCGGGGCTACCGCTACCGTCAAGAATGTTCTTGTGCGAACAGGCTCATGGGGCTCTGCGGCGCTTGGTACGCTCGTTATCACACCGATATCCGGCGTATGGCAAAGCGGAGAGTCGATCAAGGTCGGGGCGACCAATTGCGCCACATCGTCGTCACTGGCGACTGCCATCACGCGCTTGCCGGGTGGCCGGGTGGAGTACGTCAATGCGAACTTTTCAGGGTCCACCGACACGCAAAGGTTGTACGGCTGCGACACGGTGAACCTGGCCTTTGAGTTCGACGGAACTACCTATGTCCCGATTCGCACCGGCATGCTGGTGGACACGCCGACGCACATCATGTTCCACCGCTTTTATCTGGTGATGTCGTACCGCAGCTCTGTGCAGTTGTCGGCCATCGGAAACCCCTACGCATGGTCTGTGATTTTGGGGGCGGCAGAGCTTGCCCTGGGTGATGACATCGTGGGCTTCATGCCGCAAGGTGGTAACGCAGCCGGTTCTACGCTTGGTATTTTCACCAAGACGCGCACCTACATGATGTATGGCTCTACCACTGCCAACTTTACGCTAGTGGTTTCGGTGTTCGACATGGGCTACTACGCTTACACATTTCAGCCAGTCAGCAACAACACCTACGGACTCACGGCGCGCGGAATCCAGAGCCTGATAACAACACTCACCTATGGTGATTTCGATTACTCGTCTATCTCGCACCTGATCCAGCCATTTATGTTCGCCAAGCGCGGGCTGGAAATTGCATCTACCTCGCTTCGCGCCAAGGATCAGTACCGCCTGTACTTCAGCGACGGCACCGGACTGGTTCTCGGTCTGACCGGCGACAAGGTATCAGGAATGATTCCAATCAATTACGGCCGAGCTGTGCGCTGCATCACCACCGTCACCAACAGTACGGGCACAGAAATGACGTACTTCGGATCGGACGACGGCTACATTTACACGGAAAACATCGGAACCTCATTTGACGGCCAGCCGATTGAGGCATGGATTCGCCCAGCCTTCAACCACTCCAAGTCCCCCCGGATTCGCAAGCGGTATCGCCGCGTGGTGTTTGAGGTAAAGCCCTATGGCTACTCCAAGATCAACATCAACTACGACTTGGGCTACGCAAATCCAGATGTGATGCCGCCTGAAGGAATCTCCAACAGCGCCATTTTCGCGGGCGGCTTCTGGGATCAAGTGACATGGGATCAGTTCACTTGGGATGCCAAGGTTTTTGCGGACATCTCCATGAGTCTGACCGGCACCGAGAAGAACATTTCATTTCTGTTTTACAGCAACCGGGCGCAGGACAAGAAGCACACCGTCCACGGGCTGACGCTTAGTTATTCTCCGCAGCGGGCGGAGCGGTAACCCATGTCATTCGGCATATACAAGATTCAACATACTGATGGCAAATGCTACGTTGGAAGCGCAAGCAACTTCAAGGCTCGATGGGGGCAACACAAGCTGGCACTACGCAGGGGAAATCACCACAGTGTGAAGCTTCAACGGGCATGGGATAAGTACGGCGAAGCTACTTTCACATTTGATGTGCTTGAGCAACTCCATGACAAGACTCTTCTTGTAGCGCGAGAGCAGCATTGGATCGACCAACTCTCGTCCTTCTCACGCGGATACAACGTAGCTCCGAAAGCCGGAAGCAACTTGGGCGTAAAACACAGAGATGGACTAAGTGAGGCTAAGTCGCTCCTGATGATCGGACGCAAGGCGTCTACTGAGACTCGTAAAAAGATTAGCGATTCACATGTAGGGATAAAGCTTTCCCCGCAGCATCGTGCAAGCCTGTCCAGTGCATTCAAAGGAAGAGTTACATCGGAAAAAACGAAGGAAAAGCTGCGTCAGGCAAATCTTGGACGCAAGATGCCAGTCGAGTCCGTACTTCGCGGGGCAGAGAAGCGGAAAGGTCGCGCTATGCCGGACCACGTTAAGGCGGCATTAATCGCATCCAACAAGGGCCGGAAGCAATCTCCAGAAGAGGTAGAGCAACGCGCCACAAAGAACCGTGGGAAGAAACGCCCCCAAGCAGCGATAGAGGCTACGGCTTCTGCGAAGCGCGGAACAAAGGTATCCAAGGAAATGAAGGCTCGCATTTCCGCAGCATTGATGGGCAGGAAAAGATCACCAGAGGCTATTGAGAAGACGGCTTCCGCATTACGGGGAATAAAGCGACCAGATCATGTTAAGCGAGCGTGTTCCGAAAAGCAGCGTGGTAAGAAATTCACAGACGAACACAAAGCAAAGCTTTGTATTGCACAAAAACTTAGATGGGAAAAACAGAATGAACAGAAGCATCAAAGGGTCTAAATGAATTCGTTCTACAACCACACCAGTGGGGTGCCAGCATCCCAGACGCGGGGGACTAGCTCTGGCATTCGTGCAGAGTTTGACCTTCTACAAGCAGGATTCGATCTGACCACTACCGCACTGGCGGCAAAGGCAGCATCGACGGGGCAAGTCTGGACTGGAGCCAACGACTTCACTGGCGCGACGGTAACAGTTGCTGCGCCGGTAGCTCCGACCAGCCCGGTCACCAAGGTGTACGCAGACGCGCTTGCGTTTAGCGCAGTGCTGCCTTTGCAGACCGGCAACGCTGGCAAGTTCGTAACAACGGACGGCACGTCTGCAAGCTGGGCCGATGTGGCAATGCCTGTCGTTGTCGTATCCACCACAACCCAAGCCGCAACAGCAGGTTCGCACTACGTCCTGACCAACGTAGCGGCCTCAACGGTAACGCTACCTGCAAGCCCTGCATCGGGCGACACGGTGTGGGTCACGGTAGCTAACTCACTCACCACAAATGTCATTGGCCGCAATGCTCAAACCATCATGGGTGTGGCCGAGGATATGACTATCGACAACTCAAACGCAACCGTCGAATTGCGGTTTGTGAATTCTTCTTGGAGGCTCGTTTAATGTCTACTCTTTCTCAGTTTTCGGGCGGGGGCAGCATTTCTGGCGGGACTCAGTTCTTCCCAGTGTCAACAACCTTTACCGTGCCTTTTGCTGGCAAATACCGGATTGGCGTCTTGGGCGCTGGAGGTAGCGGCGGTGCAATCTTTCAAACGACAAACAGGGGTGCGGCCTCTGGCGGCGGTGGTGGTGCATTCGTTGAAACAGAGACTTCTCTGGCGGTGGGTCTTGTCCTAACCCTCACCGTTGGCGCTGGAGGGACGTCTAGCGTTTCAAGTGTGAGCGGCACTGGCGTTGCCGGGTCAGCGGGGGGCGTGTCATCGGTGACGGGTTCTGGCTTCACCACTATGACTGCAAACGGCGGTGGCGCCGGAGCCTTCACTATCTCTAACGGCGCTACGGCAACGGGTGGCGTAGGCGGAACTGGCACTGGCGGCAGCACGGTTAACGCATCGGGCGGGGTGGGCGGACTCGCAACCCACACAACGGGAAAGGGAAACGCTGGAGGTGGCGGCTCTAGTGGGTCACCAAAAGGAACCGGCGGTGCTGGGGGGAGTTCCACCCACACCGGAGTAAATG